TTAAATCTCAACATAATAGTAATCACTCATCCACAACCTTCCCTGGCAAGCGCAATCAACAACAGAATGTACTTTATTTTTTTGTTCTATTGTCTCAACTCCCTCAACAATCACGAAATTGCAGTATGATTTTATTTTATTTATTATTTTAAAGAATTCGCTCTCACTCTGTATTTCCCAGAAGTAATCTTTATCAATTTTTATACATTCAAAATTAAACATATCTATAACTGTTAAGCTTGTTAAGCCACTCCCAAAATCATCCAGCCATACTGGACACAATTTTGAAAGACACTTTAAGTCAACCATACAGCATTTAGTATTGAATTCATGAAAATGCTCGTTAATCTCAAAAGCAATGTTTTTTTGGTTTTTTAAGTAATCACCAATATATTTATCGTTCAAAATACAATCGCTAATAAGACTGTCAACATTCAACGAAACTGGCTTGAACTTCAATTCTGATGCATCAAGCTTTTCAATTGTCAATATCTGTTTCTTAAACACATCGATTTTTTCTTTATCGCTTAATGAAGTGAAACAAAAACCACTTTCATTAGCAAAGTAATCATTGCAGTCCTTTTTTTTAACATTTTTCGTGAGAATTTCCCAAGAATGAATAGAACCATCTTTTTTAAAAGATGGTTCTAAAACAAATCTACAGGAATCTATTTCCATACTGTTCTTTATCATTAAAAAAACACCGGAACTAGGAATAATCCTAATCGTGTCATATTTAGAAATCAAAGGAAAATAGTTTAAAATGATCGATAACGATCGAACAATAGGCGAAACCTATCACATTTCTTAAATTGATCGATTATTCAAATCAAATGACTTAAAAGGGAAAAAAAGAAACATGATTTCAATATAAATTTGAATAAAATCATATTGTTATGGAATGACAATACTTTAGTGGCATGTATCAAACGTTAGTTGAGAGGGGTCTGTGGTTCCGAGGAAATTTATCCGTATTGGCAATGCCGATAATAAACTATCTTAAAAATTTATATGTATAAAATCATGAGAAAAGAAATCATTGCATCTTCAATTATTCGGCATGCAATATCCATTCTTCCCGTTACGTTTAACTTCATATAGCATTTCATCAGCCTCTTTGATCCACTCGATGATTGATTCTTTATTTTCTGCACAAGAAATACCGATACTGACAGTGCAGTAAATATCGTTGTGAGAAGGTAATGAAAGATCTTTAATTTTTTTCTGAATTATATGAACCATAGTAATAACAAGCTTGCTATTACTATTATTAACAATAATAGCCAACTCATCGCCACCAAATCTTGCTGGTACGTCCTTCTCGCCAGCACACTCTCGTAATATTGTTGATATACGAGATAACACCGCATCACCTACTTCATGGCCATAGGTATCATTAATTTTTTTAAAATTATCAACATCAATGAGCATAAGATAAGAATGAATTCTCTTTTTACGCGTTGCACGAAAAGCACTTTCCATTTTTTGCTCAAAAAAACGGCGATTTGGTAGATCTAAGCCAGGATCCATCAAAGCCTGTTTTTCCAGTAACTCCCTTCTTTTCCTCAACTTTATAGATAAGTGCCTTGAAACAATACTCAGTACTATGGGATAACAGGTCGCCAAGGGTAAAGAAAGCAATACTGTTCGGGTACTGAATTCTATAGTATATCTGAAATCATTTGCTAACCAAACTGTCAGGAAACTAATCATCATCCACATTAATGCTGGTTTTAAAATTTTCCATCCACCAGCAGCATAGCGATCAGCTATTTGAACTGAGATTATGAATAATGATGGAATTGGACTAACTTGCATTACAGCTATCCAGATCCCAGCCCAGAATGAATCAAGTATCATATTCTTTTTTTCAGTACTTAGCATATCCTTCGACACCATGCTTGCAAGATAAGCAACCGATGGCCAGATTAGTGCATTCAGAATTAACAAGGCTATTGTTATTTTTTGATGTGACTGTTCCTGGAGGACTGAATATATAGGAAGAAAGCAAAGAACGACACCAATCTGACGTAAAAAATATACTCGCTTAATGAACGATGAATTTCTATCAGATATGTATTTTTCATCCGGGAAATTTGTTAACATAGAAAGCCTATTATAAATCACTAAGAGCCGCCATCACTTTAACCCACTAAATAACAAGATAAAACCGCCCTGCATTACAAAGTTATAACACGGATGTGAAAATTACAAGATTGCACTTCAATTAATGATAAACGTATCAATAATAACATTTGGCATCCATTTTTTTGAATCTATCCTCACGATTTATATCTGATGCATAGTAATGCTTTAGGATTATATTCTTAAAAATTAATTTCCATTGGAATTTAGCACTACTACATTATTAATTTTGGTAGGTCATTAAAAAATAACACAACATCTGACCAGTAAAACTTTACTTGAACTTACTTATCGTTTACTGCAAATTATTCTGTGATGTACACAGCAATTAATGTCGTTTCAGTTGCCCCCGGCAGTGCCTCCGGGGGATTTTTTATGCTCCTCAACTTTCTAGTGCGTCAACTCGCCTAATCAAATCCTGCACAACTATTACCAAATCGGCGATGATCGCCGTGTAATCCACATTCATCACCCTGAGTTTTTCGCCATCAATCTTCTGCTCGATGCCGAGAAAAGTATACAGTTCGTCAGCTTTTTCAGCCTGCTGAGCGATAAAACCGCGCCTCCGGCGCGTTTCGCCTTTCATATTGAACTCGCATACCCCGAGCGCATTAATGCGCCTGGAGGCCCCCTCTTGGGGTTCTGTAAATCCGTCTTTCAGACGAACGTCAGAACCGGTAGTCATGACGTCGCCTTTGCCTGTGGTGATAGTGCCGCCTGGCCGAAATAGCCAGGCATCTGTTCGGCCATAGCCATCAAGATAGACAACCGCCCTATGCTCTTCTCCTACCCGTTCCTCAATGTAGTAATTTGCCACTGCCCCGCGCGCATCTCCATATCCACCGCGTCCCTGTATCATCGACTGGAACGGCGCACCGGTGACAAGCTGGCCATTAGAAGGTGCGCTGGGAGCGATGTTCCGGGCCATAATTGCTCCCCAGGCGTATAGATGCTTTTTACACATAAAGGCCCCCTCGAGAGTCAGCTCACCGGCTACGCTCTCGATAAGCCGCGTTGTGTAATCGGCGGTACTACCGTTGAAATGAAAGTCGATGTATGGCGTGCTCATCGATAGCTCAATGGCCTGCGTCAACACTTTACCCTTCGACGTGTTATCGATATTGCCGCCGGCAGACAGCGCGCCAGGCAGTGTCGTTTGGTTGTTGCCATCAATAATGAGGATGTCATCAAAGGTATCTGACGGTGAGACAGTGCTCGCTCTTGAACGCTGAACCCTGAACGGTGTTCCCGAGCCAACGGCAATTGTCCCGCCTTGCCCCTGTTTTTTGAGCAGAGCCAGATCTGAGTTCTTACCGAGAATAAAACCGGCATTATCGCTGGTTATAACCTGCGAGCCGTCGAGTTTGTTTCCTCCGGTGAGTTTTGCCAGCGCGTTAAGATCTGATGCCTTCGCCATCCCGGCTATCGCCGGCACGGTCACCTGCTTTCCGGTGATCGGGTCAGTCAGGGTGATATCGCCGCTGCCGGTCAGGGCCATCGACCAGCCCTCCACCACACTACGCCAGAATGCAAACGCGCTGGCCAGCTGGTTAGCAAACGACGAGGTGCTGGCTGTTTCAGCGGTAATAATGCCGTAAGAGGCGCCGGAAAATGCGGTGGTGATATTCCGGGTCAGCGTCAGTTGCGTGTCGCTGTCCACGGATTTGATCGCATACAGGTCAGCACTACCGCTGCGGTAGACCACCAGAATCGACCCGGGCTGTATCCCCAGGGCTACCTGTGACCATTTTGTTGTCGCACCTGTCACCCGTGCCTGCGACGCTGCCCCCGTGACGGTGCCGACTTCATACATCGCCATAATAAAGTTCCTCCTGGATGGTTATCCCTGGAAAAAGAAAAGGCCCCTTACGGGGCCTCTGTTAGCTAAATGAACTGCTGTCCGTCCGAAATGCGGTTGCGGTGATGTTCTCGACTGTGCAGGTGTAATCAATCGCGGCAGTACGACCTGTCGCTTTGATAAAGAAGCCGACATTGTTGTAGTCAGCATCCAGGCGCGCGGCAAACCGCAATTCAAAGGCCGTGGTGCCGGCTGTGATGTTACCGGCGTCAACGAAGATACGGCGGGTTACCTCCTGTCCACCGATGTTGAAGGTAATATCGGAGGTGTACCCCAGGCCATTACCCGTTCCATAGGTCTGGCATACCAGGGTGCAGGCCAGAACAACTGTCATGCTATACCCCCTGTTCTGATACGCACCGTTCCGCTGTACCGTCTGGTTGCGGCGGAAGGTCAGGCTGTCGTAACTTTTGGCCACCGCAATGTCACCGATGAACGCATCCGCCTGGACAGTGCCACGGAACACGCCGCTAGTCGCTTCGACCCTGCCACGGACGATCACGTTATTGAACTGCGAAGAGCCATCCTTGGCGATACGCCAGCCGCGTGACCCGTCAACAAAGTCATTCGAGCGGATCTCGTTGCCGATCTTCGCGTTCGTGATGGAACCGTCAGCAATTTTGGTTGAGGTCAGGGAACTGTTTTTGATACGTGCCGTATCGATATACAGTTCATTGCCTTCGGCAATCATCACCGGCACTGCCGTCGCATTGTTACGATTAAACAGCGAGAAGCGGTCAGCGTAGAGGATCATGTCGCTCGTTTCACCATTGCTGCCCAGCGTAATCCCCGCGCCAACATTCTTCCCGTTAACCGTCTCAACCTTCATCGACCACAGCGAACTCACCGTACCATTCACATCCGCCACGGTTTTGGCGGTGTTCTGAACGGAAGCGCTGAGATCCCCGACACTGGATGTCAGGGTCGTCTGCTGCGTTGCCAGCGCCTCCAGTGCCGTTGCATGCGTCTGCTGGGTACTGGTGATACTGGCTACCGACTTAATCGTGTTGTCCAGCGTCGTCTGGTTTTTGATGTTGGCGGCCGCCTGCGCGTCAATCTGCGACTGAAGCGAGGTATTCAGGCTGGCCTGTGTGCTCTGGCTGTCGCTCAGCGTCTTCGCCATGTTATCGACGCGGGAGTTGGCGTTATCCACTTTCGTGGCCAGTGCCGTCTGCTGCTGCGCCTGGGCAGTGATTTTCCCTTCGGCATCCGTTACGCGCGCCGTCAGGCCGCTCACGGCACTCGCCGTCGCGTCTGAGGCATCCTGTGCCGCTTTCGCATCGGTAACATCCGTGATGACCAGATCGTCGATATACAGTGAATAGCCAGGGGTACCGTTGCCGGTGGCGCCACGGGTGGAGATCCAGACCACCGCGCGTGTTCTGCCTGCCCCGTTGTTACTGGCGATCCCCGTGAATTTCACCCACTTATCGCGCGCGCCCAGAGAGGCTTCGCTGACAGTGACCGCCGCCTGCCAGGCATTTTGCCCGGCAGCATTCTGTGACTGGATACCGACCAGCGTTGTCCACCCGGAGGAGGGCGCCTGATCCGCCGGCATCATGGCCCAGAACTCAAACCGGAACTTCGCGTCCTCACGGACTGACTGCCAGGTGCCAAGCTGTTTATCGCTGTTGCCGCCGTTGTTCTCATCCCGTCTCAACTTCAGGCTCTTATCGCCGGTGAATTTCTGAGACGCCACCACAACGGCGGTGCCGTTCCCGCCCAGCACCTGGCCATCGCTGTAGCTTTCAAACGTACCGTCAACCCACGGATTAGCTCCCTGAGTACTGATGGTATTGATGCTGCTGGTCAGCGACGTGATACTCTGCGACTGGCTGGTGATAGTGTTTTCCACCTGGCTTACGCGACCAGTCAGTGAACTCACTGCAGTCGTGTCAGCCTTTTTACTCACCGTATCGTTTGTCGACCTGAGGCTGTTCTCCAGCGCCGTTATCGAGGAACTCAGGGAGTCAATATTACCCCCCTGGGTCTTCACTGTGTTCTGGAGCGTGGTAATTGCCGACGCGTTCGCATCAGCCTTCATCATCACACCGCCGGCTGCACCCAGCCCCATCATTATCCCGTTCACAAATTCGACTGAGGTCGAAATGTGAGCGGTGGCGTCACCACCGGTTGGCGCACGCAGTTCCAGACCATCGCCCGACCTCATGCCTTTGCGGCCAAGGAGAATATAGGCACCACGATACGGCAGGGAGTTGACGACTTCGGATGTACCACCAAGAGATTCCAGAGCAGACAATATCTTACCTCGGTTGCCAGATGGCTCATCGAATGTCAGGACGCAAACGTAAGTGCCACTGGCCAACGCCTCGATATCAGCCGACATCGTGGCACCATTATTCGCGCTGCCAAAGACATCGTATGTTTTGGATGTCGCAATCACCGTTGATCCGTTGCTGTGTTTTGCAAAAGTGACCAGTGCCCAGCTGCGACCAGGGGTAAACAGATTTTTGCCGCTTTCATCAAAAACTCCAGGAGTTACGCTGTTGCCATTTCCCCGTGCAGTGACAGTAAACACAGTGCGACGGTTCATCGAGGCCTGCAGGCTGGTAATGCTACTGTTCGCCGCAGTTAAATCGCCCCCCTGAGATGTCACCGTGTTCCGGAGATCCTGCAATGCAGAAGCATCAGCCTTCCTGGCAATGTTGTTCTGAGCTGTCGACAGCCCGTTTTCCAGCGATGTGGTGCGATTACCGATAGAGCTTATGGAAGTGCCCTGCTGATTCACTGCCGTTGTCAACAAGTCCACAGCCGACGCGCTGGCGCTATCAGACGGAGACTCGTTCCAGTCGGAAACAACGTTACCTACCTCAAACTTCGGACTGTTGATGCACACCGTCTGGTCTTTGGAGGTATTACTCTCGATACGGCACAGAATCAGGCGCTTGGTACCCGTGGTAGGTGTCTGTTTCCACTTAACCCAATAGCGAGCCCATGAAGTGGTCAGCGTGAAGTACGCACGGCCATCGGTGTTATTACCTTTCGCACCCTGGCTGGTCTCGATAGACGTTGTGGTGTTCGGATTGTAGAAGAACGCCGTCATCGTCTGGCCGGCAACACCGCCTTTCGCATAGAAGCTGTAAACGTACTCACCTGCATCGACAGGCGACTCAAGCGTGATTTCGCGCAGATCCTTGTAACCGGAGCCGGCTTTTACCGTTGCACCAATTACCGCGTTACCACGATACGTCTCGCTGGTAACGTTCGACCAGCCGGTCATATCGCCGGAGTTCTTGATCAGGTTTGTTCCACCGACAGAAATAGAATCAACCTTGTTGTTCAGATTCGTGACAGACGAACTCGTTGAGTTAATGTCTTTTTCGGTCTGGGTAACACGGTTGGTCAGTGCCGTCAGAGCATTAGCGTCTGCTTTATTGCTGACGTTGTTATTAGTCGTCGCCAGGTCATTTGTCAGTTTAGTGATGCTGTTACCCTGACTGGTGATCTGGTCGCCCTGTTGGGATACGGTCGAGTTCAGTGTCGAAATCGCATTAGCGTTAGCATCTGCTGTACTTTGCGCATTGTAGGCATCAGTCACTTCGGTAATGACCAGGTCATCAATGAGGAATGAGTTACCCGCCTTAACGCTGCTAACGTTAGGAATAGAAATCCTGACCATTGCCTGCTTAATACCGCTCTTCGTTGATTTCAGGTAACCAGAAACCTTCGTCCATTTAGTTGAAGAGAGATCCTTTGCCGCTTTGGTAACTGCCGGCCACTGCCAGGAGTTGTCCTGATACTGGAGCGATAAGCCGACGGAAATCTGCACGTTCTCGGCCATAGCGGTACTCTTGGCATCCAGCTTAACCCAGCATTCCATATAGAAGACTGCGTTATCGCGAACCTGGAATCCGCTGAAAATGTGGGTATCAGTGTTGTCAGTTGCATTGGTATTGTAGTCATTCGGACGCGTCACACGAATGCATTTATTGCCGCCATGCGAGTCGTCAGTGGTCACGATGGCACGGTTATTCGCCAGATTGTGGCCAACCGCGTAGCTTTCAAAAGTGCCATCAGGAAGCAGATTAGCGCCGCGTTTGGATTGCTGGCTCAGAGAGCTGCTGAGCGACGTAATGTTGCTGTTCGCCGCCGTCAGACCGGACTCCGTCTTCTCCACTCGTCCGGTTAGCGAGTTCATCGCCGTCTGATCCGCTTTGCTGGCCACATTCGCGTCTGTCTGCGTCAGCGCATTCCGGAGCTGGGTGATGCTCTGCGAATTGCTGACCACATCGTTGCCAATCTGGCTGACATTCGAGCTGAGTACGCCGGCTGCGTTTGCCAGCGCGGAAACACCGAGACCGGAGTACATCTCAGCAACCTTGTCTGACAGCTTCAGGCCCAGGTTGATATACGCCTGGCCGGTCCACTGATTCACCAGAAACTCAACGGTATTCCAGCCGACTTTCAGTTCAAAACTGCCGGTAGTCCAGCTGGCATTCCCCCAGGCAACCTGAACGCCATTTACAAATACAGCGCCGGTATCATCAAAAATCCTGTTACCGGGCGCCATTGTGATGGTGGTATCGGCGGCCACTTTCACCTGGCAGGAATACAGCGCGATCAGATAGCTGCCGGCGGACGTAAAGTCCAGTTTGGCCGCGTCGGCCACCTCATCCACGACCACGGGCGCCACGGCGCGAATATCGCTGAATGACGGGACTGTCCCGGCGTTAGCCAGCTGCACAGGATAGATCCGACGGGACCAGCTATTCGGCTGGCCATTGACCAGCTGATTCGACAGACTGGTGATGCTGTCAGTATTGCTGCGAATATTCTGGCCGTTTTGCTCTACCTGCTGTGTTAACGCGGTGACCGCGCTCGCCTCCGCTTTCTTCGCCAGCGCGGCATTTGTCGTGTTCAGGCTGTTCTGCAGGTTCGTCAGCTGCTGGCTTTGCGAGGTGATATGCCCTTCCGCTGTACTGACCCGGTTCGTTAGTCCGGTAACGGCGCCAGCGGTGGCATCGATGTCCACCCGGTCGGTAACGTCAGTGACGTAAAAATCATCGAAGTAGCGGCTTCCGCTAATCAGATAGTTGCTCATCGTCACCGGCAGGCTGGCTGTCTCCGTCGCTTTCCAGCGACCGGAAATCAGGGTCCAGTTTGTCCCCACCGTACCGCTGTTATATGGACGCTCAAAAACCGGCTGGCCGGCAGAGTTACCGATCCGCAGCTTGTTGTTCCCCGCGCCATTATCCGTCGTCGCTCCGGGTTCCTTGACCCACACCCCGATTTCATAGGTTCGCCCCTGAACAAACGGGATGTATTGCCCCGGAGACACGCTTCCCGGATCAACCTTCAGCGCCCGCGTCCCGCTGTGAGGAGCGGAAACCTCCACCACACTGGTCGCGGTTGACCGCCCGGTATAACCATCCAGCCCGCGTTCAAACGAGGGATTCACGACCAGGTTACCCGGTATCTGCCCGCTGGCATCGATATCTGCCGCGACCTGCGAGAGGCTGTTCGACAGGTTCGTCAGCGAATTGCTCTGGCTCTCCAGCGTTTTGCCCTGCTGCGTCACTTTCGTGTCGAGCGTGGCCAGCGCAGTCGCATCGGCTTTCTGCGCCAGCGCTTTATCGGTATTCGCCAGATTTCCGGTCAGCTTCGTGATGGCGCTGTTCGCAGCCGTCAGGTCATTGCCCAGCTGTTTGACGGTATTGGTCAAATCCTGCACCGCTGTCGCATCAGCCTTTTTGGCCACTGCGGCATTGGTGGTTGCCAGCCCGTTTTCCAGCTGGGTTGTCCGGTTGCCGGTCGAGGTCAGCAGATTACCCTGTTGAGTCACGGTGGTGGTCAGGGAGTCAACCGCCGCCGCCGTGGCGTCCGCAGTATCCTGAACCTTTTGCACCGCTGTCACATTTCGCATATGCCAGTCCGTAACGAACCATACGGTGCCATACGGGCTGTTCTGCGAGATCTGCAGGAACGGGCGGATATAACCCCTGTCCACCATCGCCTGCGTGACCTTGAAGCGCCAGGTGGTTCTCTGCCAGGTCGCGGAGGGGGATTTTCCGCCACCCGCCATGAGTGGCGCACCGGTGCTCGTATCTGGCCGAACGGCGGTACCAACATACAGATTAAAATTCGCTGTGCCGGCGCCGCAGGCAACCAGTGCGCTGATCTCAATCACATCGTTAAGCGTGGCCGGGAACGCGGCAAAGTTAGGATGGTGATCCCGGCTGGCAATTCTGGCCGCATAACCATACGGGCATCCCGACGGAACATCCTCAGCCGTCGTGGATACCACACTGAACCCCATCTGGTCGTAAGTTGGGTCAAATGTCGGGTTGGGAATTAAATCCCCGCCTGATGCGTTTCCGGCCCGTACAGCGGATTTCAGCGAGGTAATGTTGGCGTTAGCAGCCGTCAACCCGGATTCCGTCTTCTCCACTCGTCCGGTTAGCGAGTTCATCGCCGTCTGATCCGCTTTGCTGGCCACGTTCGCGTCTGTCTGCGTCAGCGCATTCCGGAGCTGGGTGATGCTCTGCGAATTGCTGACCACATCGTTGCCAATCTGGCTGACATTCGAGCTGAGTACGCCGGCTGCGTTTGCCAGCGCGGAAACACCGAGACCGGAGTACATCTCAGCAACCTTGTCTGACAGCTTCAGGCCCAGGTTGATATACGCCTGGCCGGTCCACTGATTCACCAGAAACTCAACGGTATTCCAGCCGGCTTTCAGATCAAAACTGACGGTAGTCCAGCTGGCGTTTCCCCAGGCAACCTGAACGCCATTTACAAATACAGCACCGGTATCATCAAAAACCCTGTTACCGGGCGCCATTGTGATGGTGGTATCGGCGGCCACTTTTACCTGGCAGGAATACAGCGCGATCAGATAGCTGCCGGCGGACGTAAAGTCCAGTTTGGCCGCGTCGGCCGCCTCATCCACGACCACGGGCGCCACGGCGCGAATATCGCTGAATGACGGGACTGTCCCGGCGTTAGCCAGCTCCACAGGATAGATCCGACGGGACCAGCTATTCGGCTGGCCATTGACCAGCTGATTCGACAGACTGGTGATGCTGTCAGTATTGCTGCGAATATCCTGGCCGTTTTGCTCTACCTGCTGTGTTAACGCGGTGACCGCGCTCGCCTCCGCTTTCTTCGCCAGCGCGGCATTTGTCGTGCCCAAATCGCTCGTCAGTTTCGTGATGGACTGACCCTGGCTGGTTATCCTGTCACCCTGCTGGGTAACAACAGACTGCAGCCCGCTCAGCGCCTCATTCGTACCAGCCAGGCCCGTTTCCGTCTGGCCAACCCGGTTAGTGAGCGATGTTAACGCGGCGCCCTGCGATGTCAGCGTGGCGCCCTGTTGCTCAACTTTCTGCGTCAGGGACGTCAGCGCGGCCGCATCGGCTTTTTTCCCGAGGCTGGTTTCAAGTCCACCGATACGGCTCGCCTGCGCGTTCTGCTCTGTCGTCAGAGAACTCAGTTCACCAGAAACAGCAGCTTTGTTGTCGTTAAACTGCGTCTGCAGGGACTCTCTGGCCTTAACTTCCGCCGAGATGGCGGTAACGCGCGCGGTTTTTTCCTGGTACAGCAGCCCGGAGGTGACTTTCTCCAGATCGCTCCCATCATAGGAGCCACGCATCTGCGCCGCCAGCGTGCTGCGTGCCTGCGCTTCGGCGGTCAGCGCGTTACTCAGCGTACTGCGCACATCCTGCAGAGCCGCCGTACTGGCGCCGGGTGCTGGCCGGCCAACGGCGATCCAGTCGAATTCGATAAAGTTGCTGGCATCCTGCTGGTTCGTCAGGTCCAGGCGAATACGATCAATGTTCCCTGTCCACGGAATATCACGCACCGTCAGGGTTGCCACCCCATCGGCATACTCCGGCTCAGCAACAATGTATCGCTTCGTGTTATTGAAGTTTTCGCCGGCAGACACCCAGCGGATCTCACCCGCCCAAACTGGTTTGCCGGTTTTACGAAAGCGCAGCATGATGAAACGGTACGCCGCACCATCGACAGCCAGCCCGCCAGGAGAGGTAATGTACGGATCGGTGGCGCTGTCAGCAGGGCGTAACCAGCCATCCTGGGACACTCCCGGTACGCCGGCGCTTCCGGTCCAGCCCTCGGTCGTCTGATTGTTGAAATGCCAGATAACCTGCGAATCGAACTGGATATTAGCGCCGGCAGCGAGGCTGGACATTTCCCGCGCCAGATTTTCATCGGCACTCTTCATTACCTGAGTCAGGCTCTCGATACTCGCCTCAATCCCCTGCGTTGCCGCCAGCAGTTCATCAGCAGCCTGTGCCGCCTTCGCGTTAACATCTGCGATACGATCCGCAGTTTCCTGCTTAACCGCATTGGTTAACGTGGTGTTGACCTGAGACAACGACTGCTTCAGGCCATTCTCGGCAGTTTTAATCTGCGCATTCAATGCGGCATCGCCGTCGGCCAGTGACTTGCTCAAAATTGCTATCTGCTGATTCGCATCAGCGACGGCGGATTTTGCCTCCTGAATCCCCTTGTTTGCCTGAGCCAGACCAGAATCGAGAGACTCATTTACCGAGGTAAGCTCATCCGTGATGGTTTTATTCACGGCGAAGATTTTCCCGTCAACATCAGCAGTGATGCTTTTCGCCGATGCATCAATATCCTGGCTGACTTGCTTCGCCTGATCTGCGGCTTCCTGACGCAGCTCTTCAGCGGTCTGCTCCAGTTCCTGCTGCGTATTGCGGATACCTTCCTGCGTTTCGCTAATGGTGCGCTGCGTTTCCTCCCAGGCATCCGTATCCTTGATCGCATCGGTCAGGTTTTCGTAGTAGTCATCAAAGTTATCGCTGGCCATCCCCTGGACCCAGCCGGTCCACGGGCTTTCATTGCCAAGACGATCCACAAGGCGCGCCCGATACCAGAATTCTGCGCCCATACTGAGGCCCATCTGCTGATAGCTTTTCCCCGGATAGGCCACGTCTGATAACGGCATCGGCGCACTGCCGTCCTGATTTTTGCTGTACTGCAGTTCCGTGCGCAGCGTATCTCCGGAGCCGGTCGGGAACTCCCAGCTAACCTGGACCCCATGAACCAGCGTACGGGTTGCCAGCGCCAGCGGTGCCAGCGGCTCGCCGACCTTGCCGGTCAGGGTTTTCTCTTCGGAATACGCCCAGCCGCTCGAGATCTCCGCCGCATTGATCGCGCGGACGCGAACCAGGTAACGACCGGCATAAATGCCGCTGACCTCAAACGAGGTGGTCGAGCTGCGCGGCACATTAATCCAGTTCCCGTCGTTACGGCGCCACTGCGCCTCGTAGGCAATAGCGCCGCTGACCGCTGACCAGTTAACCTGCATCGTTTCGACGCTGATCCCCTGATTCACGACCGAGCGGGATGTGATGACAATATCGTCAGGAGGTGACTGGTTGCCCGCCGGCAATACGCTAACCGGGCGCTGGTCGATAATAGCGCCGGTATCGATGCGGGGGAATTTATCCGGGTCATGTGCCACGCCGGTGATCGTGAGGGTGGCATCGCTGTTCTCTTTTACCCCTGTAACCCGGTACTGCTGCAGGAAGAGGTCATCGGATTCAATGGCCCAGACGCATTCCCGTTCTGGTGTCTCACTGTACGCCGTTGTGACCGTAATCTGCCGGCGTCCGTTAACAGCCTGAATTGTCCGGCTCTGTGAGATCCCGGATGGCAGGTTTAGCTGGAGGCGGTCTCCAGGTTTGGCATCCACATCACGATCCAGCGTAATCACCCGGCCATTCACCGCGCTGATTCGCCCGCCGTTGACCCGTCCGGCCAGCAACTCATCCGCCAGGGCAATGATATAACCGGGTTGAGGAATGCGACCGTCCAGCCCGACATCAATTTCGACCATGCGGTCCTTATTGTTGGTCAGTATGCCCCACAGCCCCTTACGGTGGGCTTCGCTCTGGCGCGTACAGCCAATCGCCGTCATTTCGAGCTGGTTAAAACTGTAGCGGGAAACCAGTTCCGGGATAAATGCCGGCTCCATTGCATCAGCATAAGCATTATCCGGATCAGACCAGGAAACCAGGGCGTTGGTGTACCGAACCTGGCTGCTGCTGCTCGAATAACGGGGTTTGCCGATAATATTGGCGCGCGTATAGGTAAAATCGACATCACGCGGCATATCAGCCTGCACAACAATCTGCTCACCGTTCCAGCAGGTCATGCCCCGGAAAATGGCGGCAAAGTCTCGCAGCACGGTGTAAGCATCGTTGCGTTCCTGGACATAGACGTTACAGGTATAGCGCGGCTCCATGCCGTCACCACCGCGCCCGTCAGGAACCAGCTGATCGCAGTACTGTGCAATCTGGTACAACGTCCATTTCGAAATATTGGCGCTGCTCAGACGATTACCGAGACCAAAACGGTCAGCTATAACAATGTCGTAATAGATCCAGGCCGGGTTATCCGTCCAGGCCCATTTAAACCCGCCGGTCCAGACGCCGGTATATTCGCGGGTTTCCGGATTGTAGTTATCCGGCACACGAATCACGCGCCCACGCGGCTCACAGGAAATTTGCGGAATGGAGCCATTAAACTGGCTGGAGTCGAACTCGATATAAAGCAGCGCGGTGTTGGGATAACGCAGCTTCGCGTCAATCACTTCGGTATAGCTCTGCAGCGTCATCACGTCGCCAACTTTGACACTGTTTGCATCCGGAGAGATTTTACGCAGGCGTAGCGTCCAGGTACTGCCGGCCTGGGGCAGATCAATACGATGGCTCCGCTCATAACCGGAGGTGGTTTTACCCGTGACAGCGGTTTCCAGCACCGTTTGCCAGGCGCCGCCGTCGGTCTGCAGGTCAATCGCATACTTGACGGTATTGCCCACCACGTCGCCGTCATCTTCCTGTTTCATCAGGGACGGCCATTTCAGGCGGACACGAACGGCAGAAAGCTGGGTATTAGTAAAGGTATGGGTCCAGGCTGTCTTGCTGGAAACTTCCGTTCCCACACTGATTTCATTTTCAGTGCCGGGAATACCCTGAATATAAGTCTGAGCCTGCGTGCCGGGTCGAAATTCCCAGGACACGCCACTGAAGTTTTGCGAACCATCAGCATTTTCAAGCGGGGTGCCATCAAGATAAATATCTTTACCGGTTAAACCACCTGCAAATTCACCCTCACCTAATGCGAGCAGAATTTTGGCTTTCGCAACGGACTGTAAATCATCCGGCTGTTCCGTCGGTGTACGCTGCTTTGAGCCGCCACCCTTGCGCCCTTTAATTATGTTATTTGCCATATTACGCCCATAAAAAAAAGCCACCGCAAGGTGGCCTGAATTGGATGGTTTACTGAATAAAACTTATTGCTGGTCTTCTACGTAAATACCGGCAGATATAATGGCGCCGCCAATTCGGCGTTTGCCATAAAGCAAAGGGACCGGGTATCCCTGAGAGGCAGTATTCGTCACGCCCCCAAAGGCGTAGGACGCTTTATTGTCAGCGGATTCTTTTCGTGCCAGGCCAGCTGGCTGTGGAGAAAGCATCTGAACGACGCCGCCGAGCATCATGGCGCCGCCAGCCAACCCGACATTCCACGCAGTGCCTGCGGCTAAAGCACCGGCGCCGGCAGGTCCAAGCATAACGGCAGCAGCTATGATTACTGCGCCAAGGATAGTCTGCAATACCCCTGCTTTTTTACTGCCAATAACAACAGGGACTATTTTTATAGTTTCATCATTAACAGGATAAGAAAAATCATTTAGCCCTATATTTTTCCCGTTCTTGAATATCGCAAAAGTCAATCCTCGTTCTTTCGCTTTATTCATGAACATTTCAAAGCCACTGATCGTACAGCAAAGCGCCTGAATAGCTTCATTTGTAGTGGCTACTAGGCGCTTATGTTTTTTACCAAATCGCTTTCCTAATTCACCGCTCAGCTCAATATTAACCATTGACTCCTGAACTGTAATCATAAAACCACACCTTTTTTATATGCATGATTTGATCACCGATTTCATTTCAGCGCTTCTTCTGGCATTTTGAGAGAAGTAAATAACTTTACTTTTCCCATCTTGGTCAGGAATCACATCTGCAACCCAAGTATATACGTCTATATAGACAGTCTTACCGTTTTTATAAGGCTGAATATATACCGGGACAGGTCCTGTTAGAAAACTTTTTTCCTGCCAGCCTGATAAAATGCACTCAGAAACATCATTCACATTCTTATTCGAATGAAATATTTCTTCCGGACCACTCTGACGGACTTCCGACGGTGACTTACAACCAGTAAGAATGAATGCCCCGATAATAATCGGCAATGCTAAAATAATTTTCACTAATTCATCTCCTTTTAAAGAAGACGAAATATTAACATAGAGACTTATACCGAACGACCTTCATCGTCCTTTCCATCCAGTACCCACCATACGGCACGCGCTTGCTGAGATGGCCATACAGGTGATGCAGCAGCAGGTTCCCTTCCAGCAGAATCCCGGCGTGGTTCCACTTATCCGCCTGCACCTGCATGATCACCATATCACCCGGTTGCGGTGGACCATCAAACTCACGGAACCCGCATTCATACCAGCAGTCCTGATAAAAATTGTCCGGATACTCCTTTTCCCACCACGGATAATCGACGCGGTAATCGTGCAGCTCGATGCCGTGGGTTTGCCGAAAATAGCTCATCACCAGGCCCCAGCAATCGTAGTGGCCCAGCACGAATGGTCGTTCGAGGAGCGGCAACTCACCACGCGGGTGGATGGTACGGAGATCGCCTTCTGGCCAGCTGATAATATGCCAGGGGAGAAGGGTCGCGTCGCATTGCGCTTTATCCAGTTCGCTCGGCTGGGTGGTGGCATCAGGATGGCTGTGAACAATACCGGTGATCGTTCCCCATTCCTCAACCTCCGCATAATCCTCCGGCGCCAGCACAAAATTATCTTTCGACTCTGTGGCCAGGTTCCGGCAGGGGAAATAACGCTCCGCTCGGCCCCTCTGGGCGACGAGGCCGCAGGCCTCGCGCGGATACTCTGCGGCCGCATGTTCCTGGATGGCCTTAATCGTTTTCTGACGCATATCAGCTCCTGATTAATGAGGTGCCGGGAAACCCGCCAAACGGCAGTTCACTATTCTCACCATGACGTAATTTGCAGGCCGTGAGCGTTCCGTTGCAGACATCCTGCGACGGGTCATCAACTGGCTGATTGTTCCTGTCAAAATACCGGGTGCCGGCATAGTCGCACCCGTTACCACTGCGGTACTGATTGCGGATACACCAGGTGCAAATCGCATGCAGCTGGCGAGTGGGGATCATCATCCCCTGAAGGGCAAACGGGCTGGAGAGAGTAAATTCCACCTTCTCATCGTCTTCATAATGCTTTACGTCAATGAAGAAAAGGCGCCGTTTCTCCTGAGTCGGATCAGCTGAGGCATTCCCGTCCGGAAAGTTCTTCGCATCAAGATACTGTTTTTGCGTGTCGTGGATGACAACCCGCGCCAGAGCCAGATCGTCGTAATGAAGACAGAGCGCGGATATCTTCCCGTCGATGTTCCCTACCCGCAGCGTTGGCTGCGCGTCACTGCCCGTGGTGGAGGACTCGATCCCTTCGATTTCACATGGCCAGGCTTTATACTCCCGCCCCTGCCACCAGATGCTTTTCGCCGGCAGCTTATCCAGGTCGCCGCCAGCGGCGAGGATTTCGGCTGCAGTATGGGGAACGTTATAGCCGTGGAAATACAAAACCTCATCCAGGCCAAACGCCTGGCCATCGATCTCCAGGAGACGAACCTCATCGCCTGGCTCTAACTTCTGATAATTCGCGTTAAGGCTCATGGTTTAAATGCCTGAATAAAAGTGGCTGAAAGTGAGTAATTTCCGCCGCCCAGCGGCACCGGTTTGTATTGTTCGCAGCGGTAAAGCCCCACCTCTTCCAGAGGCGGGGTCCACTGAAACGCGCGGGTGCCGGCATGACGGTCGAAGAACTGCTTAATCGGACGGATATAGTCCTCCGTACCGACAAAACTCAGCTCCCAATCCTGTGATCGGGTGTTAATACCATCGCCGGATACCTGCGCATACCCCTCACCGAACTGCGCCTTCCGGACACGAAAGTTAACGGTCTGCTGGGGATTAACCCGCGGACTCCAGGTGAATATCTCAATAGCCATCAACGTTGCCCTTTAACTGCATTCCAGACCATCCCGCCAGGTCGCATATCCTGCGCCATCAGCTCCCTGTATTTTTTCTCCACAAACGAGCCGATCTGCTGGCCAAACTGCTCAAAACCAGACGGCGCCTGCGTTGAGGTGTTTCCGCCTTCAATCGTGATATAGACTTTTGGCCCTTCCGACGCGCCGGCGTTCTGAACACCACCGACAGCGCGTACACCCAGCGAACCATCGCCGGCACGCGTCAGCGGCATGATGGCCTCCGGCCCGGCCTCGCCAAATACGCCGGCCCCTTTTGCGAAAGCGAAGAACTGCGGAGAGTCGTAGACCTGGTTGCTGTATGCGCTCAGCGACGGTGAGTCGTAAACGCCGCCTTTGGCGTTGAACTGGAAGTTACTGGCGGCATTCTGGATCGCCGTCCCCGAGCCTGCGCCCGCAGCGCCCGTGACAACGCTGGTCCCGACGCCCACCACGCCCATAATGGTTTGCATGACGGAACTGGTGACCAGCGCCTGAGCGGCCATATCAACGAGGTTTTTTATGATCGACTGCGTGAGCGAGGAAAACAGGTCAGCCATGTTCTCCTTAAAGCTTCTCGTCCGCGTCAGCATGCTCGTCAGGAAGTTGCTTGAGCGCTCATGGGCCGTTTCAAATAACCCGACGGCCAGGCTCTGGAATTCTCCCTGTGATCGGTATAACTCCAGTGACGTCTGATACTGCGCATCGGCGGATTCTTTCGTCGCCTTCTGCATCAGCATTTCGTACTGTTCTTTGCTGATCGCGCTGCCCTGGTAGTACGCCTGCAGCAATGCCTGCCGCTGCGCAAGCTGATTGCGCAGCGAGACCAGTGGATCAACTTCGCCGGCGATATCCAGTGCCGGCGCAGCGATTTCATCGGCATGCGCCTGCAGCAGCTCTTTCGCAGTATCTCTGGCCAGCGTTATTCGTGCGGCCTGGTACTCTTTTTCATCAAGAAGGCGGGCTTTGAAAAGCTCAGCCAGGTCCCGGCTGGCTTCCTGCTCTTTTCGCAGGGTTTCCTGGGCGGGGGAATACTGCACGGCCAGATCCAGTCGCTGTTTCTGGTAGTTCTCTGCATTCATTAACAGCACGCGCTGCAGGTCAGCATCACTGGCGCCATTTTTCTTCGCCGCTTCCTGCAGCTCCCTGTTGCTGTCCTTTTCCTGCAGGTTAATTCTGGCCAGGCTGGATGCATGGGCTTCTTCAATTTGCTGCCGCAGCGTTTTGAACTGGTCGACCTGGGACTTACTGCCTTTCCCCGTGCCGGTACCGCCATCGCCGCCCCAGGGATTTCCATCTCCGGTCTCTTTGGGGGGCGTGCTTAACGCTCCTTTCAGATCGTCCGTAAGGGAGGTTATTTTTCCCGATAAACCCAGCTGAGCCAGTGTTTTTGCATCACTGACACGCTTAATGTTTTCCTCGGTTTTGCGGAGTCCCTCGTTAACGCTATCGAGATCCGCCCGCGCCCGCATCTGGTCTTTTGTCACCCCTTCCAGCTGGCCGAAGGGGTCAAACCCTTTCAGGCTGTCGATACGACTGTCGGCATCCTGAATCTCTTTTATCAGCTGGTTACGCTGCACGACCTGGTTTTCGTACTTATCCTCCAGGTCGAACTGCTTCACATTTAACTGGTTAAGCGAGAGGCGCATCAGCGCTTCACTGGTTTCCACTACGGCATCTTTTAAATCAATGGCCGATTGCCGGGCTTCTTTTGCTTGTTGATGGAAATACAGTAATGCAGAGCCAGCCAGCGTCGCCGCGCCAACCGGACCACCAACAAAAGCCAGGGCGCCTCTTGCCAGGCCCACCGCAACGGAGGCCGCACGGGCTGATATCGACAATTGCCGGTTTGCCGCTGCCAGTTTCAGTTTCGCCTGGCTGGCCAGATTGGTTTGCTCAGTTTCCTGTCGAATGAGGCGGGTAAACTCATCCTGGTAACTGATATTCATCCCGTACTGTTTAGCCGTCCGCTCCATCTGCCGGTAGTGGCCAAACTCGGCGTCGTTCTGTTTCAGGATGGCAGCTGTCGAATCCAGCGTTTTGCGGGCAATATCCGCATCAGCCTGCGCCCGCGCTTTTACCGCCGCCTGGCTTTCCCGCCAGGCCGCGATATTCTCCCGCAGCCCTGCAGTCAGTTTCGTGGATAACACGGGGATCAGGCTGTAAAGCGCCACGCTGGAGACGGTGTTGAAATTGTCTGCCAGGCTGTTCAGTGCCTCCGTGGCAACCTGAATCCCGCTGCGGAGTGGCCCGTTACTGCTCTGGCCGATCTTAATGACCATCCCTTCAAACGCACTGCTCAGCCCCAGCAAATCGCCGTTCAGGTTGTTAACCCTGATGGATGCCTGCTCATGCGCCGTTTTGGTTCCGGTCAGGGAAGCGGTCAGCTCATCAAGCTTTGAACGGTTCTGGACCAGGATAGACGCCGCATTCAGATTCTCCACGCCAAACAGTTTTACGGCCTGGGCCGTGGAAAGATTTTTCCCGGAAAGATTGGTCAGCGCCTGGCTGAGACCAACCACGGACGGCTTGAGGCTCTTGTCCGTGCCCTTTTCCAGGTTCAGGATGACGTTACGCAGCGCCGTGCCGGCTTCACCGCCTTTAATTTCACGCTCTGCCAGCACCTGAATCGCGGCATTCAGCTGCTCAAAACCAACGCCGGCCTGTGCGGCTGCGACGCCACCATTTTTAATGGCGGCCGCTGTATCCACAATCTCCGACGACCCGTACTTCGCGCCGGCGGCCAGCACGTTGATATAACGATCCGCCTCCTGCGCGCTCGCCCCGTACTGGTTTAAGGAGAGCGCCAGCGTTCTGGTCGCATCGGGCAGCGTTGTGCCGGCGGCCTGCGCCAGGATAAGCGCGCTGTTCGTAGCCTTCTGCAGTCCATCGGACGTTTTTAAAAGCTCCGGTTTAGCCGACGCCATCAGCTTTAGCGCCTCGGCGGCCTGGCTGGCGCTGTATTCTGTCGTGCGCCCCATTTCCTGCGCAGCCAGATCCAGAGCTTTCATTTCAGCTGCAGTCGCACCGGTGATGGCCTGCAGGTCTGATAATGCCTGTCCATATTGTCTGGACGTGGTGACGATCGTGCCGATGGAAAGGCCGGCTCCTGCCAGCCCCGCCAGCCGGCTGGCCATCCCGGATATCGACAGACCGACCTTCTTATAGGCGTCCTCCGTCTTTTTCGCGTCCGCCTGGGCATTACGGTTAAACCGTCGTGACTGGTTCTCCGCATCGCCATACGCTCCCAGCAGCTGGGATTTAAAACTGGCTGCGTTCAGGTGCAGCCCGACCGCTAAAGATGCGACGTCTGCCATTACATTAATGCCCTCATGACTGCCGCGCATTCATCATCGACCCGGGATGGCGCAGGTGTGGTTTCGGTTGGTGGCGCGTTTTCATCGCCAGGACGGCGGAAAGTGCCCTGTTTCAGGAAGTAGGCTCGCCAGTGGTACAGAGTGTTTGCCGGCAACGCGGCAATTTTGGATGGGTCAGGCTCGCCCCAGCGGTCGGCCAGCCAGAAAATCAGCTCCAGCCAGGGCGAGTCACTCAGTTTTTTTCCGCTTCCTCCAGCTTGCCGATTGCGTGTTGCTTCACTTTTTCCACTGCGGCCAGCAGTTCGGGGTTTTCATGGGCCTTCAGCAGCTCGGCTGCCGTGGGTTTAAACTCATCCGGAATGGCCGTTCCATCCGGCTGAACCAGTGCATCGATGACGATCTGGATGACTTGCTCCGATGCCTCGCGCGCTGCGCCAGCTTTTGCGGTTTCAGCCATTTTCTCTTCGTAGCTGATGAGGTAATCCCCGGTCAGGCGGCGGATGAATACGGTGGCGCCAAACAACTCGGTTTTAATGACGGTTGGCTCCGATTTAAGCAACGCGGATTTCAGCGTGGACAGGTAATCTTTATCTTTCACAGGTAGTCCTTAAAAATAAAAAGCCACCCGAAGGTGGCTGTTTACAGGTTAAGTTAATCAGGCGCCGCCGGAGACAGCGACGGTTCCCCAGGTGATCTTGTTCTGTTTACCCTGAACAGTGATCTGGATGACCTCATTCGCCGGAGCGGCGATTTCATTCATCTGCCACCCGGACAGCGCCAGGAGCATCGTCGCTGTTCGCTTGTTGGGTAATTCGACGTATAACTGGATGGTCTTGCGGGCCTCTGCTGCGTTCAGCAGCGCGGCAAAATCGGTATTGCCCGGATCATCAATGAAGCCCAGCGACTTTTCAGGCCCGTCAGGCAGATCGCTGATGGACTGTTTCTGCTTATCCAGTAACGTGGTGCAGTCGACAAAGCCCCCCGTCTGCCCCATTGCACCCAGCGCTTTACAGTTAATCAGCGGTTTCAGCGCTGACGTGGCAGCGCCAGGCTCCCCGTATTTCACAATGGTGCCCGCCGGCAACATCGCATATTCAGGCGAAGTTTTATCAGCCATGTTTCTCTCTCTTTTTATACGGCAGCGGATGCTACCTGTTTTCAATGCCGTTTCGGATTTCCACGGTTAACACGCGCAAAACGGTCTGGAGGTTGTAATCCAGGGCGGGTCGGATAAAGGGGTCTGCAACCTGTTTAACCGTGCCAAACTCCTGCGCCAGCGCCTTCATATGGTGCTGCTTGCTGGGGCCAACACGGAGCGTTACAACCGCGTTCCCTTTATCCTTGCGGGTGGAAGAGCGGATTTTGATTGAGTCCCGCATGTGCGGCCCGGCAGACGTTTCGTCAAAGCCGGCATGCTGCTTCATATCTTCCTCGACGACCTTTAGCGCTTCGCGCCCGGCATCCCGCAATACCTTCGTCGCCACTTTTTCACCCAGGGCCATTAACTGCCGCTCCAGCTCATCCAGCCCTTTAACTTCCATTCGGATCACGAGGAGTCCTCCACGTAGTGAATGATGAAATCGCGGGTCAGGCGATACTGAATGCGACGATTCGTCAGCTGGTTTTTATCCTGATGGATACCGCCTCGCTCCACATACTGAACCGGGATACCCTCCAGCTGGCCATGAACGACGGACTTCAGTTCCGTCCAGATTTTTTTATCCAGCTGCAGCAGTGAGGTGTAATCATCGAGACGGTACAGATTCACCCGATACGGGCAGATACGATCCCCGTTCGCAACATTCCCGAGACCATTTCCGGGTCAGAGATACGCTGAAAGGTCGCACCTTCCTGGACCGTGTCCGGCAGTAAAAGCGGATACGCATTCATGCCGGTGATGCGCTCCAGCGCACCCTTAATCGCCAGCTCTATCATGCCGCCCGTCAGCCTCCCCCGTGATAATGATCCGGTCTGTTTGCGGTCGATATTCCGGACGGTATAAACCAGATTTTTCGTCGTGATTTTCCAGTCAATATCAACCAGCACACCCGGATAGACCGTAAACAGGCAGGTTTCCACCACCTGCTGCTGATCCAGCGTGCGGACTTTCCGCCCCGATACCAGCTCCCGTTTTGCCCACGCTTTTCCCGATTCAACCTGCTTTTCCGGTAGCGGTTCGCCCAGCGGCCCCCGACCGGACTGAACGTAGCTAATCGCAATGCGACAGTTCATATCACCCGGTTTCAGGCTCATAGCGTATGCTCCTGCAGGGGGAAAAGAAGATGCCTCACCGCAGCGGTTTCCAGCCACTGTCCGGTATGGCCATTCAGATACGCATCGCTGACCAGAAACTGAATGGCCAGACGGATATCTTCATCCGCGATAAATCCGCGGACGGTTTCCGGGAGTGCCTGCAGCTCTTCATCACTGGTGACCAGCTTGCAGTAATAATCACGCTCGATGCTCCGCTGCGCGGCGTTCACCATTTGCGTGAGCATGGCGTCATGCTCCGTGAAATCCAGTTCGTGCGTAGCTGGGTTTCACATCATCAATGTCAGTATCAAAATCGCTGTCTCCCGGCTTCGGTTTCAGCGCACGTTCGGCATCCTCCGGCCATACCGCGATACGCCGGTTAACCAGCTCTTCGGCGCGCGTTCCTTCAAAGCACGCGATATCTCCACGGGAATAACGGTGGTGCGGCCCAAGGAACACAACGGATTTACGCTCTGCCTGTGCGACCACGGTCGCATGGTTGTCCTGTGCGACCGTTTCTTCCGACTCCACTGCTTTATTTTTCGCAGCCATAACATTCTCCTGAAAGGGAAAAGCCCGCATATGCGGGCCGTATTTACTGAGGGATGGGTTAGAACAGGACGCCGGTACCCAGCACCAGACCTTCCGGATGACGGAAGCCAATATCATGCTCAGTAACAACGCGGATTAGCGACTGGTTACGGGAAAACGCAGATACCAGGGTGCCATCGGCATCGATGTAAGAGGCTTCCTTCGAGAAGTCGACTTTCATATTGCCGTCTTCAGCAATAACCACATCATTGAAGTCAGCAAAGTAAATCTCAGTCTCCTTACCCCCGGTCCCCAGATTCGCAGGGATCGCGCTGGTACGCTGAACCGGATATCCTTTAAGTAATCCCTGAGCCATTTCCGGATAGACTTTGTTGCCGTTGCCGTCACGCAGCCCAAACAACTTCATATAGGTACGGTTCGACATGCCCCAGCCGCTGCTGATCATATTGCTGTTGCCGTCCATCGCCATCAAAATGATCTTGTCCAGGTACTCGTCAACCGTGTTCAGGTTGATCGCTGCATCAGCTTCCCACGGCAGCAGGCGGTTCCACTGCGTCGCGCGCGCCTTCATACCAATCGGTGTATCGCCGGTACCGTCATCGCGCATAAAGGCTTTATCCTCACGCACAGAGATGGCGGTCAGAATATCCTGCAGGACCAGCTGCTCGACGTTGAATCCGGCGCGGCCAATCAGTGCATTGGAAATAGGCACCATCGCAATCAGAGTTTTCGCCGTAAGTTTTACATCATCAAAGCGTGTTTCTGATGTCTTGGCGTCTTTGTTTTCTCCTGTGTAGCTTGCCGTTGCTCCACCGGCCACGCGTGGTAGCGTCATATTACCGTTAGGCAGCGGAACGGGACGGGCACCCAGCTTGCGGACGATGGTTCGGTCGCTCAGTAGCTCGATCACCTCACTGTGGAGGTTCTGCGGAATAAGCACACCCCCGGACGCCGCTGCGGTGGAAATGGCCATCGATACGGACTGGTCATTCAGCTCTTCTGAAGCGAATTTTGCCGCGTCCTGCAGATTCCCTGCGCCTGCGGCGACAGACATAACCAGTCGGGTCATGCCAGCACCGGTGTACTGTTTCGGCTCCTGCTTAACAATAATGCCGGGGGCCTGCTGAGTCGCTTTCACGGGTTTTGCGACCAACGCCGCAGCACGTTCGGCGGCTTCCAGACGTTCAATTTTGGCGCTGATATCAGTGAACTGCTGCTGCAGGTTCGCAAACTCCGTCATCTGCTCCGCAGTCAGCGTGCCGCCGCTGGCGTCAATGGTTGCCAGGGCCTGAACCTGTTCGTTGATACCCGCACGCTGACGACGCAATTCTTCAATATGTGGCATTTTATTTCTCTTTTTGACATAAAAAGCAGCCTGCTGGCTGCTTAAGGTGACGCGGTTTGTGTTTGCGCCGGGTTACATTTTGGTTTGCAGGTCCATCGCGGCTGCCTGCATCTGAATGGAGGTTTTGACGGGGTTGCTGATACTTTGCCGCGATAGCATTGATCGCCGCCTGGGGGTCAGAGACTTCATCCGCCAGGCCGGCTGACACAGCGCCAGGGCCAAAATACAGCCCCGCCTGCGTATCAATGATGGCCTGCTGCTTCAGGCCGCGATATTCGGCCACCGACCCCGTAAACGTCTCGTACATTTCGTCGATCATGCCCCGAACATACCCAGCGACTCTTCACTCAGTGGTTCATGTTGGGTGCCGTTATTTTTGTTATCTCCCCGGTAAATGGTGGTGAACGTCAGCCCCATTTTTTCTTCCATCTTCGACGTATCGAGGTGCTCCATGATCACACCAATCGACCCCACGCCACTGGTCTGGCTGACGATGATTTTGCTGCAGGCCGATGCGATGAAATACGCGGCGGAATACGCGCTGTAGTTCACAATCGCCGTGATGGGTTTCGTGTCGCGAGACTGATAAATGTAATCGGCCAGCTCCTTGCACCCCACCGCTGCGCCGCCGCCGGAGTTAATATCCAGAACGATTTCGCTGATTGAGGGGTCGTTTAACGCCGCCTGCAACTGCCCGCGGATCCGCTCGTAGCTGGTCAGCTCGGAGCACATCGCCGTAATCTGCCCCCGGCGTGGAACAAGAATGCCGTGAACGGGGATCACCGCCACCCCGCCGGTGGGCTGGACCTGCTCAGCAGCAGGTGATTTACCCGGATTCAACGCCATCTGAATGGCGGCATCTTCGGTGATCCCCTGAATACGGGGGATGAGCACCGCTTTCACGGAGTCCATTGTTTGCCGCGTCACGTAATGCGGCACACCAAAGACCATATCTGCCAGGTGCGGCAGGTTAATTAATTTCGTTGTCATGTTGTCTTCCAGGTCATCCCGCGCAGCGGGAAATAATCAGGCTCTGGCCAGAAGGGTTTCGATTTCGGCCAGCTGTTTTGCTGTCGGCGACTTATCGCCAGGAAGGATCTTCGCGCTGTCGACCATATTGAGCGGCGTCAGGTATTTGTCCCCGCCGGCAATTGGCGGCAGATTCTCCATACGCCGGATATCGTTGGTGGATAGCCATCCCCACTGGCGGCCCAGCGCATACGATTCATAGCGTGACTTCTGGTCGCCTCGCAGCAGCCCGGAAACGTTGAACTCGATGTACAAATCGCGGCGTTCGCTGGGCAGAAGCAGATCGCGCTGCAGCGCACCCTCATGGCGTTTCAGCCAGGCCAGAAGCGTATACATCACGAACTGCAGGCCCTGGTGCTCGATGTTGTTGTTGGTCGCTTTCGCCAGCATCTGCACCATATGTGGCGGGATTTTATAGAGCCGGCAGACCTCTTCCACGCCCCACTGCCGCGACTGTAGCAGCTGCGCCTTTTCGTTATCCTGCGACAGTTGTTTGTAGCTCATGCCCTCCTGCAGCAATGCCACAGAGAACATATTGTGAATACCGGAATGGCGCTCGGTCCATTTCGCCAGCAGGCGATCAATAGCATCCTGGCTTTTAATGGTCGCAGCCTCTTTCGGACGCTCTATCACCCCGCTCATCGTTGTCCCGCGCCGGAATGTCGCGGCCGCATGCTCCTCAACCGCCAGATTCAGCCCCAGAACATCGGCGTTCGTCTGAATGGGGGAACTGCCGATATAGCCATCCAGAGAAAAGACCTTCACATGGTGCATCATGCGCATCGGCAGAATTTCGCCGACTTCCGGGAGTTGGTAATACGGCATACCGTCCGGCCCTTTCAGCACAATGACCTTTTTCGGGTTAATGGGGATCAGCTCTTTCGGGTAGCCTTTTCCGTCCCGTTCGATGATCGAGTAGCAATTTCCCTCCAGCCCCAGCAACCCCTGCTGCTGTTCGAAATACTCGAATGAGGTGTCTTTCCTGTTGGGCTGGGAGTGAATCAGGTCATAAACCGGGTGGTCCGTCGCACGCTGGCGCCCGCCATTTTTATCCCGCCGGTAAAGTTCGCACGGCAGCTGCGCAACGGACTCAGCCAGGAGGGTGACACAGGCCCGGACCGCTGAAAGTCCCAGAGCGGTTTCCGGCGTGATTATGATGCCAGTTTTGCTCTGGCTTGAACGAACCCCGCCCAGCATAGCTTCCCAGAAGCTATTACCCGAGTATTGTCGGCCCCTGAACATCTGGGGTAGGAACATTATTTACCTCCGCCATTGCTGACGCCGGAGGAAAAGGCCCGGGTTGTCATATATGACCAGCCCAGACAAATAATCCCTCCTGTTATCAATCCCACTGATGGAGAAATAAGCCAGGCACCTGCGGATAACAATCCAGCACCAGTGAGGCCGACAATAAAACTCAGAACTGAAATTAGCATGCTATATCTTCCTCATCGTATACGGATGTCATCACTGAACTGTTAAGCATGGCGCGCCCCAGCCCCATCATTAAACCAACCGCACCATCTATCTTATTCTGCCGCCCTTCTTTCCCGGGACGCACAATATCGTCACTTCCGGGAAGGTACTGGCCGACGATATTGGAAATACACCAGTTCATGACAGGGTGTCCGTCATGATGGAATCTCCCCGAGATGAGCGCAGCCTCAATCTCTCTCATAGGATCACTCATATGGGTAAAATTTTGTCTTATCTCGACAGGTTCAAGCCCCTCTTCCTCGAGCATGTGACGTAATGAAGTCGCGCCATAAGGGTCAATGGGGCATTGGGCAATTTTTACGGTATTCCGCAGTTTCAGGATCGTTTCAAATATCAGCCTGTAATCAACTTCGCCACCATCGGTCGGGATCAACTTACCCTGCCGGACAAAGGACTGATAACGTTCTGCGGTACTTTTCAGCGCGGTCTCCTGCGAGTAAATGGTTTCTTCGGGTGCCCAGAACAGAGGAGAAACACAGTAAAAATGTGTTATTCCGTCTATTTCACGACGAAAAACTGGAACCACAGCATTGAGGTCAACTTTCGAGGCCAGATCGATACCCAGCCAGCATTCTTCCCCTTCAAAATCTGACAACTTAAGATTTTTATCGGCTGCATCCATCCATTTCCTCAGGTCGTAATAAGCTGATTTTGCGCTTACCCAGCGATTGAAATGCTTGGTCAGAATCTTGTTTGTCTGCCCGGGCGTCGACATACCCAATAATTGTTTAGCCCGGAGAAAATCTGCTTTTACCGAAATGCCATAGTTGGGGTTTGCCTTGATTAATGCCTCAGGAGTCGTCCAGTCATCATCGTCATCAAGGCCATAAATCAGCCCAAATATGGTTTCATTTTCCTCACCATTACGGGTTCTCCGCAGGATCTCGACAACCTGAGTACGCTTTTCATAGCAAGGGGATGTAATGTCATAGCCGGCGGTGGTGATGATCAGTGTCATCGGTTGTTCACGAGCCCCCATACCGGTGGTCATGGTGGTGTAAAGCGCATCAGTAGTATGTTCGTGATATTTATTGCAAGAACTTTTAACCCTATGTTAAATATCACTTTAAGGGAGCTTGATGACACTGACTGGTTCTATGAGCAATACACATAGCAATACACAGGAAGAAGAGCTAAAGTTACACGCAGATGTGCCCATGAAGTGACACTCCTGAATCTAAATCACATATGGCTTTATCTATTACGACTATAACATTTAAGTTAAGCGCAGCTAACTATCTGAATTCATGACATAAAAATGAAATCGCAAGTTGATTACAAGCTTGCAGGTGCATTTGAATAAAATAATTTCCTAAGAAAGAAGGGTAATATGGTTAAAAATACTGGTAAGGCGTATGAAGAGTTTGTTGGTACAATACAACAAAGCTTGATAAATGCAGAAGGCATATCCCATTTAAAAAATATAAAAGTAGAAACCAACAAAATAATAAAAGATAGAAATGGCATCGATAGACAATTTGACGTGTATTGGGAGTTTAACATTGGTGGCCATGAATATAAAACCGTGATTGAATGCAAGGATTATGCATCGACCATTACGGTTGATAAAATCGATGCATTTCTCGGAAAAACAGATGACATCCCAGGATTAAGGCTTATTTATGCAACAAAAACCGGCTACCAAAGTGGAGCAAAAATAAAGGCCGAAAACAACAAAATAGATTTACTTATTGTCCGAGAGGCAAATGATTCCGACTGGATGGCACCTGACGGAACACCATTAATTAAGCAACTTCAAATAAATGTCACTGCAATAACCCCTCCAATAATAAAATATTTCACGCCATCTATTGAACAATCATGGCTAGACTCGCAAAAAGATTTGGATGTCGATACAATAATTCAGAAACTTAGTAGCATTCCGAGCAATGAATTATTCATTAAAAATTGTACCAATGGCGACTTTTACTCTCTTTATAAATTATCCAGCATGTTGACAGTTAAAATAACTGACATCAAGTATGGAGAAGGAACTTTTAGAGAAGAATTGAATGACAACTCTTACCTTCAAAGTGAGAACGGCGACTTTCAAATAAAAATCAGTGGTTATGAACTTGGTTACGAATACCATGAACCCATAACATTCATATCGACAATTGATTATTCAAAAGATTTGCTGGGGATTGTTCAAAACTATCTTTCGGGTTCAAAACAAATGATTTTCAAAGATGGAAGAACAAAATAAAAAATCTAAGCCTGAAACACTCCTTTCAGGCTTTTCATTATCACTGCTTATCTTCTGTATAAACCCCAGCGGAAATAATTGCCCCTCCGATTCGACGCTTTCCGTATAGTAATCCAACTGGATAACCTTGTGATACCGTATTCGTGACGCCACCAAAAGCGTATGATGCTTTATTTTCCGGGGATTCCTTGCGAGCCAAGCCTACGGGCTGTGGAGAAAGCATCTGGACTACACCCCCTAGCATCATGGCGCCACCAGCCATCATCACATTAACGCCCCACGGTTGATCAAATACAAATGTGGCTACTGTACCAACCGCAACAATAACCGCCCCTAAGATAGTTTGAAGGAAACCAGCTTTTTTGCTACCAATGATCACCGGTACAATACGGATGGTATCACCTGTTATAGGAAAATTTAAATCGTTCTCACCTATGTTTGTTTTACCCTTGAAAATAGCGAAGGTTAATCCTTGTTCCTTACTATGAATCATATACTTTTCAAACCCAGGTAGCGTCGCAGATAATGCGATCCCCGCCTCATGCACGGTACTAATTAAACGATGATGAACCTTACCAAAAGTTTTACCAAGCACACCGCTCAGTTCAATTCGTGTCATTTTTTCGTTCATAAACATTCTCTGTAAAAAGTCATAAAAAAATAAAGACCATAACATCTCAACCAACTGACATAAAATTCAAATACCATTAAATGTTGCCAATCGTTCTTTGTGATTGTCACTCATATCAAAAGCAAAATCCTCGTGCTCAGACTGGAAAGTACCAAACGCCATCAACGCTGATACAGCAGGGTCGATCTTATTAGCGGATTTCTTCTTGTTAGGCTTGATATTGGCGTTGGCGTCAGACTCCATCACCACGTTACCAATCGCCCAGGACAGAACAGGATCGCCACGATGACGCACAACCCTGCGGTTGACGAATACCTCAAAGGATTTCGCGACCGGGCTGAACTTGAGATAGGTTTGAGGAAACGGCTCCACATCGAGACCGGCTCCCTGAAGCTGAGTGCGCAGATGCGTGGCGTTCCAGGTATCGAAGCCCACCAGCCTGATATTGAAGATTTCAGCATCGCGCAGGATATCGTCACGAATGCGGTCATAGTCGATACAGTCGCCGGGTGTGGTGCGTATCCAGCCCGCTTTCACCCACTGGCGGTAGATAGCGCGGTTTTTGTTGGCGACGTTAAGCAACTGCGCTTCCGGCAGATAATGGCGGGTCAGCAGGCGGATCTCCCTGTCGAACGGGAAAGCGTAGCTCACGCTGGTGATATCGCTGGTTGAGGACAGGTCAAATCCTGCGTAGCACTCCATCCCTGCAAGATCTTCTTCGGTATAGTCGAGCGCGCAGGCGTCCCATGCACCGGCCCCCATCCACGGAGTGGAGCCCTGACACCAGGTATTGAAACGTTTGGTCAGCATTTCCACCCACTGCGACGGTATGCCCCGCGCTTTCTGGAGGGTGGACTCCAGTTTAGCCGCGTCAACGGACACATGCAGGTTAGGGTTAGCCTTGATCCACATTTCAGGCTGCTCAACCTCGCTTTCGTCGTCCAGCTCGTAGATCAGGACAAACAACGAATCGTTACTCTCCTCCCCGGCCAGAATCTGGCAGCAGTAGTCATAATGCTGTTTGCAGGCGGAGACAACGTTACTTCCGGCGGTCGTGATGGCGAACAAAATCGCCTCCGGTCGTGCGCCCATCCCCAGCTCAAGCGCGGAATAAACGCCGTTATCGGGGTGAAGGTGGTATTCATCGACAATCGCCAGGCTGGGGTTAGTCCCCTCAATGGTGGCCGCTTTCGCCGCCAGCGGCTTCAACAGGCTGTTGCTCTTTGGATAAATGACCTTGTGCGCCTGAATATTGACGCGCTTTTTTAGCGGTTTTGACAGCAGGCACATCTGGCGGGCATCGTCGAACACGATTCGGGCCTGATCCCGGCTCACCGCCGCCGTGTAGATATCCTGCTGGCCCTTCTCCATTACCAGAAACCAGTTAGCCAGCATGGCGGCTACGGTAGATTTGGCATTCTTGCGCGGCACTTCAATAAAGGCACTGCTGTACTTCCGGCGGCCTGATTCCCTGACTTTAAATCCCAGCAGGTTAGCAAAGGCAAATTGTTGCCACGGCTCCAGTTCAATAGGCTGGCCGCGCAGCGGTCCTTTGACGTGAGGACAGAGCCGGGAGAACGCAATAAACCGCTCTACGGTCGCCGTATCGAACTCATAACGGGGGTCACTCAGGTCTGAAAAGTACCTTTCCACGGCCTGTTTTACGCGCTTACAGGCCGGAATTTCGCCCGTTTTTATCGCGTTTGCGTACTCATCCCAGACGGTCAAGCTCGTCTTCCTCTTCCGTTTCTACAGGGTTACGACGGCGGCTTACCGGATCAAAGCCCAGCAGCGACGACATTTTAATCATGATTTTTTCAGCATCGGCCTTTGCACTCAGCGCCGGATTCCGGCTCTCGCCGCCCTGGCTGTTAATAATGCTGAAACCACGGCTGGCAAGGTCTTCCACGGCTTTGCGGTACAACGAATAGTTGACGCAAAAAAGCTCAAGGTTATTCCAGTCGGCGGGAGTCAGATCCCCGCGCTCCGCCAGTTGCTTCGCCTTTGCTTTCCACTGCTGCGCGGCTAGCTCATCAAGGTAAGCTGGCGGTTTTGGTGGTCTTGCCATAAAAATTTCTCGTTTCCATCGCGTTTTATTTTCAAAAAAATTACCGAGCGTAAAAATTTGAGGGGGCAGGTGGTTCCTCGCTGAGAGGGGTTTGTCCTGAAAACCTCCCCCACCCCGTCCATTCGGCCTGTCAGCGGTTGCGAAAGCATTCCATGAGCTCCCGGTCACGCTGGCTCATGCGCTTTGCTGCGGGCTTCTTATGCACTCTCAGTCTGGCTGGTTGCCATGACTCACGCTGCTTTATCAGCCCACTAATCAGCCGCTGCTGTTCCTGCTCAGTCATTGTTTGCCTCATAGATCCAGTCGGTGCGATGACGTGCTGCTTCTTCCTGCTCACGGAACTTACCGGCTTTACGCTGCTGCTTCGTCACCGGGTCTGTTGTGGTTGTCTTCCGTCCATGACAGGCAGCGCATAACGACTGGTGATTACTGGCGGGCCAGAACAGCACATCGGCCTCACCCTCGATAGGGATGATGTGATCGACGATAGTTGCCGATGTATAGACGTCAGCCTTAAGACAATGGACACACAGCGGATTAGCTTTCAGAAAATGACGACGATATTCGCCCCAGCGGTTGGAGTAACCACGCTCTGTTCGCGTACCTCTTCGGCTGTCGCTTTGTCGGCGGGCATCCCGCTTATGCTCGTCACACTTGCCAGACTTCACCCGTTTATTACATCCCGGCTCAGTGCATCGGCGTAGTGGTTGCCACGGCATCAGTACACCCCCACATCACGATAGACAGACCATAACGCAGAGACAGCCATCGGTATCTCTTTGGCGTCAGTATCACCAATCATCGTGCGGTACTCGTACAGCTGAGATACGTACATCAGACAGCCAATCTTGATAGCTGGCGTAAACTCCAGCCCGTTATCAAACCGCTTGCCGATATGCTTCTGGCAAACCTCCAGCGCCGCATCGATGTATGCCTGTATCAGCGTGTCTTCATAATCATCATCAATACGGCAATGCAGCTTTGCTTCTTCCAGACCAATTAACTCATTCATTGAAAATGCCTCCCTTGCACAGCAGCTCAAGCCGGGTGTGATCCACATCAGGAATGACGGCCACAATGCCGTAAACCTGCCCCCGGACATTTGGCGAGCGGTACAAAATGCGGTTTGCGGTGGTGATATCGTCGCGGTAGCGCGTCCAGATTCGTACAGTGGCTTCGGAGTAGAGCGCCCCGGAAGACATACGCTCACGCCCACTTATAGCGCGGATTTCAGCCCAGACGGTGGCAAGGTCAGACCACACATAGATAACCTGCCCCATCTGATCACGGTGAGATTCTGACTTCTGAAAAGTGACGCGGCGTTTCATCTTTCCGGCTCTCATTCGTCACCGTCCTTGTTGTCCTTACTGACCTTCACTTCCTGCTTCCATGCCTGACTGTATTCGTCGCCACCTTCACGCGGTGGCATCCCTTCGCGTTCGCGGGCTTCGTTCGGGTTCATGATCCCGTTCTTGATACCGCGCTCATAAGTTGCGTAACGTTCGGTAGGAGTGGCTCGAAGAAGATCGGCGGAGTCGAACTCCACCTGATAACGGATTCCGGGTACAGGCGATGCCACCAGCAACGCGGATTTAATCTGCTGCTCAAAGTTCGCCAGCCACGGGCGCATTGTCATGGTAAGAAAGGCGCGGCTCGCCTCACTAAAATTGCTGTAGGTGCTGTTGCTGTATTCCTGCAGGAAGATGGGAGAAACGTTAAACATGCGGGCAATATCTTCAATGGTGAAGCGACGGGAAGCCAGCCACTCAGCATCCTGATTGCTCATGCCAAGCTGCTTATAGTCCATGCCACCTTCAAGGATCGGCGTTTTCCCGGCGTTTCTGGCACCTTTGTAGCGTTCCAGTGCGTCCAGAGCTTGTTTGCCCTTTAAGCTGTCGAGCCATTCAGCAGTAGTGACCACGCCAGCCGCCATCATGCCATCTTTCATAATGCTGGCACCGTGGCGCTGCTGAGCGAGGCCCAGCCCCAACGCCTCACGGCAGACAGTGATCGGCGAACGCCCCAGAAAGCCATCGTCGGTGGAGTAACGCAGGTGCAGCATCTCTTCCTGCAAGTAGGTGCGCACAGCCCCCGTAAACGGTTCAGTAACGGTGTATTTGTACTTATGCTGGCCGATACGTTCGGGAACAACCGCCCCCGGCGCATACGGATGCAGGGATTGCGGCTGGCCGTCACGGCCCCACTGGATCACCGCATAGGCGTTACCATTCAGCAGGCAGTGGCGCATCATCGTGCGTTTAAACTGGTAAGGCGTCTGGCAGTCGTTAGGCTGTTCGTTCAGGAGAAAATCCACCGGGTGATTGCTCAGCCACTCCCGCGCCTCTCGTCCTTTATAATTTCGTACCCGATAGAGGTAACAGGGCATTGTCGCCACAGCTTCACTGATAACGGAAACAGCATTCATCACCGCCGGCAGAGATTCCGCAGTACCCGCAGACACATACTCGCCTGATCCGGTATTTGGAATCCCTGCCATCGCCAGAAACTCATCAATGGTCATGCTGCGCTGCTCGGAGGGTTCAGACTTACGGCCAAACGGCCAGATATTCCACATATTAAAGCCCCGCTAATTCGGCCCAGCGGCGACGATTATCGCCAGCGCGACGCAGTTCAGGATGTTGGGAGAAAAGCGAACGGTGCGCGATTTCCACACCAGATTCAGGATAAGCAGGCATAGACGTAACTGTGATTTCCCGCAGGTCGGCAGCTATTACAGTACGGAGGTACGGAGACTGGCCGATATCCCACGCCTCTTTCAGCGCACGGAAACCAAAACTCATGCCGGAAATATCCCCACGTTCCACCAGCTCCAGCACATCATTCCCAAGCTGGGTATTCGGCGGGGTCAGCTCGAAGCGCAGCCCGGTATCGTCCTCAGACAGCACCAGCGTGCCGGATTTAGTGCGCCCCAGCAGTTGGGTATAGTTATGCTCGTAAAGTGCACGCACATCGCTACCGGATGCCAGACTGTCTTTAAACGCCCCAGGCGCGAACTGCTCACGGAATTCATCCCAGATAACTTCTGACAGGCTGTTCCAGCGCACCGCATAGCCCACCAGCTTTTTGTTGCTGGCGCTCAGCTCAGAGGTTCGGATTTCAAAATCGATTGTTTTCATTACTGGACTCCACAGAGGGCAAAAGGGGCCGAAGCCCCTTAAACGTCAGATCAGGAACCGGAGCCGGAAAGCTCAAGCACCTTGATGGCGCAGGAGTCCACCACGCCGCCGCCCAGGTATTTATCGGTATGCACCTTGTAGAAACCCGGTTCGGTGATATTGTCAGGACGGGTGCGCACGCCAGTGGTGTGATCGACAATGAAGTAACCACGCTTAAAATCGCCTACCGCCAGAAATGCTTCTCCCGGAGCCGCATCGGGCATAGTTTCCAGATACTGAACCGGACGGCCCAGCAGCGTATCAGGAGAGTCAGCGACCAGACGATCGCGCCAGATATAGTCCCCGTTATCGTTTTTCAGCTTCTGAAGCGTGGCCGCAGTATTCGAGTTCATCACCCATACGGCGTTCTTGCGGTATTTCGCTTTCAGCTTGTATAGCAGGTCGATCAAACCATCTGAGTTAACAGCAGTCATTTCCATCTTCTCCAGCGTGCCGAACGGACGGGTTTTATCGCTGGTGGCCGCACGCGGATAGGACAGGAACCCTTTGGATTTTTTATCACCGTCGCCGTTCACAAAGTCGGTTTCTTCAGTAGCGCTGAAGGTTTCGGAGATTTCAGAAGATAACCAACCCAGAACATCCACCTCGGAAAAATCGAGGATCTCCTGAGTGGTTTTCGGGTATGCATAGATCGGGCTGAGTTTGATATCGACACGTTCCATTCTCGGTGTGGTAGTTTCGGCACGCGCTTCACCTTCTGCCCCATGCTTAACGGCAGCACCGCCCACAGATACCAGTTTCTGGTATTCGTTGGTTTTGGTTGTCTTCACTGTCGCGATAGATCGCATCACGCTGTCATCCTGCAACTGGCGCATGATCTCTTTGTCCAGCTCAGGGATAACGGTATAGCCGCCATCAGCCTGCACCAGCGTGGAGAGAGAACGGGTATCACCGGTCATGATGTAGTGCCGCAGTTCGTCGTTGCTTACTGGCTCAGCTTCAACGGAAGTACCAGGCAGATTGCGCTCATCGTTGGCAACGGCTTCAAGGCGGGTAATTTCCACTTCAAGCGTATCAGCCCGGGCGCGGAGTTCGTCGAACTGTTTACCCTCTTCATCATTCAGGCTGCGCTTCTCGCTGTCGGCTTTGTCCAGCATGGAACGCATCTGGGTTTTGAGAGCGGCTTTCTGCTGGCGTAATTCGAGTAATTTTTTCATGAGTGGTTTCCGTAACAATTAACGTTAAGACGTGAAACCAGCGCGGGAAGGGGTAAGGCCGTTTAACATTTTTCTGAGTCTCTCAGGCTGTACTCACTACAGCTTGATTAAACGGCCTGTGGCGGCTCACGTCTGAGTGCCACTCTTTAAGGTATATATAAATTTTAGTGAGTAAATAGACCGCCTTTATCTTAAACGGTAATGAAAATAGACGAACAAATAATTTACAAAACCAATCATTCAAACTAGCCTGATCGGGCTAATCTACAACACAGCAAGGGAACAAAAATGGAAGATAAAGAACTTATGACAGCGCTGTTTGCACAGCAGCGAGTTCAAGTTATGCACATAGCAAAACATTACAATGAATTCACTGATGCCTACCTCTATGCATGGGATCGCGGAGTTTATCCATTCCTTAGCGATACAGATGGTAGTGTACCTGTTATGCCGCATGAATCATTCAGTGAATATTTTATAACAACTAGAGAAAAAGGGCTTTTTCTAATTAAAAGACTTGATGATGCCTGGCTGGCAAAAGAGAAACTCACTTTTTATAAGCTTGAGGATGAGTTAAACGTCCGCAGCGGGTATTCCACAGACTGGACACGATCTGACTTACTTCATCTTTGCAGATATTTCTATTTGGATGGACGCTTTGACGATACCTTATGGAGAAATATTTGTAAAAACATGGAATGTCCAACTGAGGCTCATTTCATTACTGATAGTTTCGACAGAAAAACAGATGTTTTTTTCATGTAATTTGTAGGCCTGGTTGATACCAGGCCTATCTATCATTTCTCGCTCATCCAGTCCGGCGGCGTTGACATCTTATTTCTATATTCTTGCAAATGCTCAATCATGGCATCCAATTGTTCACGGTTCGTGGCAAGTATCTCCTCTGATAGAGTGCTGCGAACAAAATCATGATGGTCGATCCAGAACAGCGCACCATTTTTGAGAACCTGCCGATACTCAGCAGTAGGCATTGCACTCATGTCGTGAAGCCCATATTGATCGTAGTGCTCTTTAATATCCTGAATAGTAACTGGCATATAACCTCCTGAATTTTATCAATTATATTTAAATTTATCGCGGGCATAATTAAGACGTTAAGCTGTTACAACGCGGTTAATGCCACCATCCTCAAGCCATTTCATTACAGCTTTACGGCTGTAGCGAGAGGGATAGGTGAGTATCAGGTTTGGGAATCCGTGATCTTTGCGTAAACGCCATATGGCTGTTTTTTTCTTACCCAGAAGAGCGAAAAGTTCCGGCTCTTCCATGAAATCACTAACGATCATAATCTACCCTCCATCAATTATGCTTTTATTCTGCTATAAAATTAAAAAATATACGTTTAAGTGTTCACCCATTCACCTTTATGAGTTTCTTTATTAAATTCATATAGTTATATGGTGAACGCTCTTCGTTCAGGTGTTCACAAGTGTTCACCCTACCCTTCACCCTTTAGAACAAAAACAAACAAAAGGTGAACAGGTGAATACTTGGTGAATACTTCATAAATAAGTGTTCACCCCTTAACACCATGTAATAGATAGACTTTTTAACATGGTGAATACTGGTGAACACTTTATTTATAACTTTACTCTACCCCAGCACTTTCAGAATTATTGTTACATGACGGCATCCAGTCGTCTGAGTCGTCGTGTAGCGTAACGTTTGACCTGATACCGTGCTTGGTTTTCCGCTTTTCGTACTTCTTCCCGTACTCGGCCATTGCGCCTGGCATATCGGTACCAAACCGCATCAGAGAGACTGGCTTACTCAGACCATTGGCCCGCATGTATGCCAGATAGGCGTGATACAGATATTTGCGCGGGCTGAATGGCACAATCTCCGCATTGCCGATAAACATTCCATCGCAAACTACCGACGCCATCAGATAACCGCAGAAATCCACCAGCGAATCCCCTTCTCGCTTGATAGCCAGTGCTTCTTCTGACTTCTGCTGTTCGTGCAGCAGCTGTTTGGCTTCGTCCTGGCTTGCAAAACGGGTCAGCAGATGGCGAATGATGACGGCCAGCTCACCTTCTATCTTTTCAGCCAACATCGTATCGCGCTCGTTTTCCGGAACTATTTCCGTGAAGTTGAATATAACTCGGCGGCGCGATATCCCACCACTCCGGTCGCTGAAGGTCATTGCATTGTTGTTGACCGCCAGCACCACAGCCTGAATACGGGTTGAATATGGCGCTTTATGCTTAGGATCGATAGAAACCTTGTCACCGCCGGTAATTGCCTTAATCCCGGCGCCATCGCCAGCATAGCGGGTCATATCCGGCATGATGATAAGTGAGTACCCAACCACCAGCGCTCTATCTCTGGCATCCTCCAGCGCTTTCATGCTGGCTGATACAGTATTGGCCTTGCCCGCAAGCATGGTGCATATTTCCGCCATCACACTTTTACCGCTACCGCCGGGGCCCGTAACCTCAAGGAACAGCTGCCAGTCGTACCGGTTCGCCAGCACCATAAATAGCGCCGCCAGCACACGGTCTGTTTTGCGGTCGTTGTTGGCCACGGAACGGCGTAACCACTTCCAGAAGTTCGGCGCATGGCTGGCCAGTGTCTCCCCCTCTGCTGGTGGACTGAATGGCAGTTCACTGGCAATCAACAACCAGTCGGTTTTGCTGTGCTCCCTGAACTGCCCCGTCCGGGTATCAAATACGCCGTTGCTGAAGCCAATGAGGTTGCGGGCTGTTACGCCCATCACCGGCAGACTCAGCTTCATGGTTTCCACCGCCGATTTGATGGCGTTCTGCGAATAGGCTACCTCAGCATCAATGTAAATCTGCGCCATTGCCCGTTGCAGCTCTTTATCCGGGAGTGGATTCCAGATCGCACCGTTATAGTGGTGAACCATGTCCGAATCAGCATGAATAGCCAGGTCTCCATCGTAATGGGCCAGCAGCACTTGCCCGCGCTGGCTGGCCCCCATCTGATTAAGAGCCGGGCTAACTTCATCATGCGCTGGTTCTCTTTTCGTCACTGGCAGATTTACTACTGTGCTTTTTCCTTCCCTAATCCGATTAAGATGATCGCGCCAGTCCTCCGGATGAGTATCGGGAATACCCTTATAAAGTTTTGCCTCCTGTACCCCAGCCTGTGCCAGCTTGGCACCAATGGCACTAATCATCGACGTCTCGATATCGCCAGCCAGATATACCCGTGCAGCTCTGCGGCCATCATCGATAATGCGCAGGTTGTCCAGTTCCTCCAGTTGCCGCGGGCCAAGATAAACAGGAGGCGTGGTATCTTCCGCGATCTGCTTACCTAACCCCTCTTCCCAGCCTTTGGCATGACTCCACGCGTCGGCACCCGCGAAAATAATCGCTTCTGTAAACTTGTCTTTCGGCAGCGCCTTTACGTTAGGTGCATTTTTCACTTCGGGATCCCTCCGCTCATTTGGAATTTGCCTATCAGCGGATGAAACCAGTAGGCCGAACCGTATTTTCTTTTTGCGCTACGGAGAACCAGTCGGGCCGCTTCCCTGAATTTCTCGTCAGGCACAATAAAGCCACCTGATTTCAGCTTAACCAACATAACGCCCGTATTTTTCGCCAGTTCCTCCGCTTTTTTGGTAGAAATGCCATACTCAGCCGCCAGCGTAGCGACAGGAGTCATACCGGGTGGGATTTCACCGCCCTGACTATCAGTCAGCGATCTTACTTTTTCTTCAAGAACGTTGACTTTCTCCACCAGCAGATCAAAGCGTTTTTCCAGTTCATTGAATTTGATGTTGCTAATCATGACTGAACCTCCGAACAACTTTCAAAACGCTCGCATCCTGCTTTCAAGAAACTATCGAGGTTAGTGGCCAGGGACTCAAATAACTGGCCAATCGCGGTAATTTCACCGTCCCCCATTACGTTGGGATAACACACCAGCATAGTCGCCACGATTTTTGCTTGGGCAGCGCTAAGCGAGGCAGTACGCAACTCCTGTTCATGCTCTTCAAGATTTTTTAGATCTGCGATATAGCCCAGTTGTGGCTTAGACATTTCGAGCCTCCAGAGGGAGGCTGATTTCGCCTCCCATTATTGACCAGAGAGTTGCTCGATTTTTGTCGGTCCATGTAAACGAATAGGGACTTTCAGTACGGATTTTTGCTGCAAAGGTTAGATGCCACTCAGGGAAGATTGCTCGAGCATCCTCCTCCGAATCTGCATCACATCTGAGGACTACAGGTGAACATTCAGAAAGCGCTTCTCGGGTAGCCAAGAATAGCCATGTAAATTTGGGGTAAGTTTGGGTATGCTGTGTTCCAGCCATAGTCGTTACTCCAGTTAACGGTTTGTGGTTAGAAGCCCCGATAGTGTTCGAGCACATCGGGGCTTCGTCGTTTCTTATGGTTGCAAAAAAACGAAAGTTACGTTGTAATTACAAACACGAGACGATGATAGGAATTTTGTAATTACAATGTCAACACAAAAATCAAAAACTGATCAGTACCAAATCCGTTTAGCCCATGAACTGCGTGCGCAACTTGAAGAAGAAATGCGCAAAGATGGTGACTCATCACTTGCAACCTGGATCAAACGGATTATCCGAAAAGAATTGCAATCACGCGGTATCAAGCCCATGGGTTGATTCTCATTCTTTACAAGGAAAGTGATAATAAAATACGATTTTTCTCCCAAAGCAGCGGTAGCATGAATGCTTGTATACTGACAGTGCTATATGAACCAGTAGATTTCATCATGACGCGCAATCGTGAAGCGGGAGAATGCAATATTTCATGTCGACACCGAATTGCGCGGATCACTAATATATTACACAGTCTATACCCCCCAACTCATAGGAGTAGGAAAGAGCAATCCCGAAATGCAGTTACTCATATTTCAAATTACGGCACAGACATACATTTATCTACAAGCTATATATGAAAGCCTTGAGTAATAAAACCCTATTATACGCCATAAAATAAAACCATCATTAAATTAATTCGTTTTTCATTCTCAATAAATATAGAAGGGCGCATTAAAAACGCGCCTTTTAATAAATCTTATTTTGACTTCGCTACCTCACCAATCACATCTAATGCTTTTCCATATAAGGTAGTAGGTTCCTTCCCTAATCCAATATGGTCATTAGATAATATCTTCATTAAAATCTCTGCGGATTCGACATTACCATCAGAAGCAATTAAAGCTGTTTTTTGTGAGTCATACAACTCTGCAAGCCTAGAATAATATCTTATAAAACTTACAGCAATCTGAAGTATATAGAGTAGAAAACCTACAATACCTGCAGATAATGCTATGGAGCTTATTAAATTACTATAAGTATCATCCGTTTTATTTATTGGTTTACCGTTATTCGCCGCAACCACTTTTGTGTAAAAATCAACCAACCTACTTGCATTATCCAGAGCCTCTTTCTTATTAGTGGTTTGTGTGATCTGCCTACCATTCCCGTCATTGTTAATTTTGTTTTTTTCAGATGGTATTGAACTTTCGTTCTCTACTCGCAAACGAACTACATCTTTTTCACTCTCATAAACCTGGCCTAATTCTTTGTTAATAAATCCTCTCAAACCACCATCTTCACTGACAACAAAACGATCTCTAAAAGCCATGAATGTATTAGCAAGGCTACTATCTGATTGATTAGTAGTTAATCTATAAGTGATGAACCCAGAAAGCATGGTTGCAATGAGGATAATCGAACCACCGATTAAAAATCTTGCTTTTCTGGCTTTATTAGCTCTATAAGTTAAATCATTAATTACTTTATCTAAAACGCCTTCAGTTATATAGTCCATTTATTACCCACCCGAATAAGTCTAAATAAACTTTATTCCTCCCCTTTATCCACACTTGGATTTCAGAAAGGATTTATGCAACACCAGAAGTACCAAGTTTAACCTTTTTCAAACTTTGACTACCTTCCAACGAGTTCTGTTCGCCAGAGCGATTAAATCCAAACAGTGTCTCTTACAAAGAATGCGATCAATGTAATAATTTACTCCAGACCATCCTTATCAACAACTGCCATTTTTTCATGATGATCAATCTTTCACTGGAAGTCCTTCACCTTTTCTTCATAAATTACAGTAGGTTGAAGGTTTAACATCTAGAAATTACCTCTCAAGAGTTCTTAGCCAGAAAAGCAGGTCACTAAGAAGCCAACCTGCACCTGCTTTACCAATTTTGCGTCGCTGCGGGTATGCTTCATTCTGCTCCATCTCCCACGCTGACGATCTACAAAGCGAAGTAATCTCACGACGCTCTTTCTCACGAACAATACGGTCGTATGGAACACCGTACTCGTTTAGTAACTGCCGGCGTTCCTCTGGGGTTGGTTCAATAAATTTTTTCATCAGCAGAAAATCCTATAAAAAAACCCGCCTGAAGAAGCGGGTGTGATTTGAAAAGTGTCGGTTTACTGTGCCCTGGTCTTTATCCATTCTTGCACTTCAGAGAGTCGCCAAGCACAAATTTTAGGGCCCAGCACAAGATGCTTTGGAAACTGTCCCTTTTTCTCCATAAAAGCACGAGTAGATTTTGGTAGACCAGTCATCCAAAAACATTCCTGTTCTCGGATAACACGTTCCAGATCTGGTATCAGTTCAAGTTCTGCTTTACTCATGAATTTATACATTGGAACTTTCCTCCTTAGCATCTGAACGGATCAACGAATTCAGGTAGTCTACCCATCTCGTCAGTGCATCAAGTTTTGCGGCCAGATATTGGCTACGATTGTAAATTCCCATAACCCCCGGTAGCGTATGTCCCAAGAGCTGTTCGACAACGTGGGGATCAACCCCCATGTCATTTAGATTGGTTGCAAGAACTCTACGAAGGTCATGCAGGCACCATGATTTTTCATGCCTAAACTTACGCCAAAAACGGCTACCAACCGTGCTCATAACTGTCTGTTTTGAAAATTCACCATTAAGTAGGCGCTCGGTACCCTCCTCCTCTGCAATTGCACGAAGGTTTACAAGCCATTGACGGATTTGCGGGGGGATTGGGCGAATAATTTCGCGCCCATTCTTACTGTGTTCTTTGGGCACTGTCCAAATCCACTCTTTAAAGTCCCATTCATTCCAGAGCGACTCCCGCAATTCACGTCCACGGCAACCGAATACGATCATTATGACAAGTGTCACCCTGTTAACTGGTGATAATTTGGTATTGTTTTCCTCAGTATTCGCCCAATACCAAACGTCCCTCACTTCATCAGCTGTGAGTACACGATCCCTTTTTTGAGCCCTTTCCCCCATATCCATAACGGTAAAATCTTCCAGTTCGTTGGAGATAGCATAACGGCGTACCCGACAAAACTTGAGTGCCTGTTTTACGTCTCGGAATGTATGGCCAGCAGCTACCGGAGCTGTTTTTCTCACTTCATCAAAACACTTTACCCACATTGCAGCATTACACAGGGTTAGAGGTACATCCCCCAGGCGACCATAAATGTATCGGGCAAACCGTTGTTCACAGACCTCCCAAGTTCTGCGCTTAGGCTTGGCGTAATACTCTAACCAATAATCAAGCGCATCTTTTACGGTGACTGGCCTTTCCGATACATCAGTGATTAAGCCGATACGGTGACGTGGGTCGATACCTTCAGCGAGCCAAGCCCTGCATTCATCACGTTTATCTCGTGCCATTTTCAATGACATATCCGGATACTTGCCCAGAGTCAGCCATATTGGGGAAGTATCCCTACCGCCCAAACGGTAGAACATGACAAAGCTCACAGCCCCATTCTTGCTAACTCGCGCCGACATTCCGCGACCGTCTGAAATCAACCGCTGCTTAGTCTGCGATTTACCCTGTAGCGCTTTTAGTTGCCTATCACTCAGTTTATTTTCTGCAGCCATCTTCTCACTCTCTGCACACACAAAAGCAATACACACTGCAATACACAGTGGCCCGTAACGGAGAAAACGGATGCGATCATGCTCGAACATCAAAATCAAAAAAAAACCATAACTCTCATTAAGTTAACGAACAATCACGAACACTACCGTTCCTCTGAAACCTCTATGTTGTATGCTCGTGATATTCATCAATGATGGCGCATGATGGCGAATCACCATCCCCCGGGTCACCGATCACAGGCGCAAAAACCGAACCATCAGGGCGCGTCATTTTTTTTGCCCAGGGTTTTATCGAGAATTTTTGCCGCAATGCCGGCAGCTTTTTCACCATTTGCAGCGCCGGAGAAAATACCTTCCATGCCTGTTTTTCAGTCGTGGCGCCGCAATAGACTTCTGCACCATGCTCGCCATCTGCACAAAACATATAATTTCCTACAGCAGCGGCAATAGCGGATTTCCCGTTCTTCCTGGGCACCTCGATATAGATTTCAGAGAAACGACGCAGGCCTGTCTTCTTGTGTACCCATCCAAACGGTACGCCAAGAGCGAACTTCTGCCAGGCTTCAAATTCAATCCGGAGTTTACGCCGGGCCCATTCCCCTGAGGTATGAGGCATTTTCTGGGCAAAACGAAGAAATCGTTCTGCTTTGTTTTTATCGAAGCGGTAGGGCCAGTGGGGATCCTTTGCTCGTTCGAGGTCGTCCAGATGTCGCTGACAGGCAAGTATCGTTAACTGACACGCCAGAATCTTCCCGCCAACGATATCCCGCGCATACTGGTTCGCTGCATTGACGTTCGGATAGGTTGCCATCAGTCAAACTCATCGAATTCATTCCCGTCATCATCCGGATCCTTTTGTCCGCTGGTCATGCGAAGACGACTGAGCGGATCTAACCCCAACAGAGAGCCCAGGCGGGCAAGCTGGGAAACCGAGTCATTCCGGACATTAACTGCAGGGTGTTTTTTCAGGCCCCCCATTTCACTTTCTGAGGTCAGTCCGCTGGCCAGCATTTTTTCGGCTTCGAGCATCAGATGAAAAGCATTGCAGTAAGCCAGCAACAAAGGTGCGTCCTCCAGCTCAAACACCCCTCGGTCGATGAGTATTTTGCTTTGCGTTTTCCACATTCTTATTGCCGCCTCCCCCATTAACTCAGCGGGAGGCGCAATACGTGTTAATTTGCTTTTTTGCCCGGTGGGTAAAGTGGGTTTTCGGCCACCACCGGACGATCGAATTCCTCCGGCCATAAACGTTCCTTTGATAGATGAAACCTTCCGGAAAAAAGTTTCTTATTTCTGGCGTGTAAAAATAGACTTCAACGGGCAGTCCCGAAGCGCGAAAGGGGTCAGGGATTTGCTCCCCCCTACCCCTGGCTGCAGCTGCCTCTGTCGAGGTGGAGGTCGTCATTCCGGCTGCGCCGGCGGCGAATACGGTTCGCATTGCGTGGGCCGGCGTATCTCAGACGTTCAATGAACACCAGTTGTTATACCGGCGATCAGGATCCTGTCTCGGTAGCGGAGCCTCCATCGGCCTGCAGTACGCTTTCTGGTAGCCGTTCATCTAATGGCTGGTTCTCGAACACCTTCATGCCAAACTGACCGATCCAGGTGCTGACTGAGTTGATGTTCCCTGCGATGAAGTCGGTCACCTCGGCGATCAATCCTTTAACGACGACATCCGTACTCTGACGCCAGTAATTCTCAATCGCGACCAGCAACGGATCGGAACCATTACTGACAGATTGTTCACCTACGCTATACGTTTTTTTCTTCGCGCTATCGGTGATACATCGCAGCTGGCTGGTCTGGACGGCCCCAGCCTCTGCAGCGATGACCTGCATCGTCAACGTAGCCACTTTGTTCCCGTCTGCATCAGCGCTGGATGCATAGAACATGGAAAGCGTCAGATCCGTGCGTTGATACATCATTGCTTACCTCCACGACGATGACGTGAACGGCGACCACCGGGAACCATTGTCTGTTGTTCCTGCACCAACTCCCCCTCTAAAGGCTCCTGATCCAGTGCAGGTGATGAAACAGGGGCCGGAGCAATATCATGTGCAATCGTCAGTTTCAGCAGTGGGCGGCCGCCCTGGACATGCTCAAAATGGATGCCATGTACGGCTTCATTCATTCGTGACTGACCATCCGTCTCCAGAACGGTCAAAACACCATCAATGTATTCAATTTTGAAACTCTTCATCGGGTTCTCTCTGTTGCTGTTTTCTTGCTGTGGCAGGTCCAGCACAATGACTCCAGATTAAAGTCATCATCGGTACCGCCATGAGCTTTAGGAATGATGTGGTCGACACTTGAGGCTTTCGTGGCAATACCGTCTCGCCTGCAGTTCTGACAAAGGTATTTATCCCTCTTCATGATACGGGCCCGTTTAATTTCCCACGGTCGACCATAACCACGTTCCTGCCGAGTTTTTCCGGGCTGATAGTTACGCCAGCCATCACCAGCGTGTTGCTGCCTATGCATCTCACAGTATCCTCCGACATCATTGGTCACAGCCGTGCATCCTCTGTGCCGGCAAGGTCGTTTAGCTCGTGGCGGCATAAACATCCTCGAGCATGAGTTGAGGGAGAAGAGTTAAAGCGGCACTGTCGATGAGAAACTCTGAAACGGGCAGCGATGAGCATGACAATCCGTCACACTCAATCGCCACCAGCTTCTCGTCTACGTATACAATTTTTAAGTTCTTCATCGCGTTACCTTTTGCGAATAAAAAAGCCCCGCAGATGCGAGGCTACTGGTTAAATATCAGGGTGTTACTGTGAAAGCTCAGAGTGTAAGGTTGCGGCTCAGCCTATCTGTGGTGGGACACAGTTAAATATTGTACTTGCAGAGGAATGGCTGATTAGCTCTGCTTAAGGAACTTTAAAATGGAAGAAGAAATTAAATATAACATCGAGGTGGATTGCTCAACTCTGGAGTCTGCAGCAAAAGAAATAAGAGCTCTCAAAGGTCTTCTGGCAACTATGTTTGTTTGCCTTGATCAGGATATGAAGGGTGTCGTAATACATCAACTTTCGCAGATTGATGATGAATACAACCAGAAAAACTTGGAGATGCTAAAGCAAATCCAACATATCCATAACCGACCTTAATAGCTATGGCAGACGGTTACAGGCTGTCTGCCGATCTATTATTTATTTCCATATCTTAATTGTAGTTCCGCAATCTTACAGCCCATAAAGTGTAGTAGTGCCTCAGCAGCATCTAACCGTTTGAATACCTCATCAATGTTTGGCTGCATACCTGAAGCGTATATCTTACCCTGCGTTTGAATGCTCCAAGCACTGACAGAGGTCAGGGTATTATCCGGTTTATAACACTCTGCAGAGGAAATTGCCGCTGAGACTACAAGCTCCTGCAGGTCTGGGCGATCATGTTCCACCACCAGAGATTCATCATTCGCATTGACATCATAAGATAAGGTAAACGGAGCGGTAGCCTTGCCTGATATAACCTTCTCGACCAGCACGCAACCAGACTGAATGACTTTAAATCTAACTTTGACCCCACAGACAATGCCATCATTAATCTGTTGAAGGTTTGTAATAGTGACTTTCAACGTTTTCAAGTTGCTTCTCCTCATTATCTCTTAAAAGGGATATCGTTTTTTATCCCTTAAAGGGGATAGACGTTCGCACCGATTCGTAAATCCGCTCACAGGGCATTCCTGTTTCCCCTGATTGGTTTTGTCACATATTCTCGTCCAGGATGTCCTCAAGCCATGAAACCGGCTAAAAAAAAGGCCGCATAGATATGCGACCTTTGGTTAGTACCAGTTAGAAAACTAAAATCTCTCAGGAGCCACCCAAGAGAGGCTTTTCTGCTTTTTAACTGACCACTGCCGTTTCGGTGTTGGCTGGCAGTGATAACGTGATGATAGCTTCATTTAAGTTATCGATAGCATTTAAATATCGAAAGAGCTCATTGAACCAATCATTTTCAACTTGCCAGAACATTCAACCAGAGCAACAGGCTTCTATGCTGGTCTTTTGAGAGCAATTATCAGTTCGCCCTAACGAGGCTGGTAACTAACATATTATTCGATGGTTCCTTAGACAGTGACCCATAAATCTAATTGTTTAATGTACCATTGGATGGGCACACAAATAACCACACCATCCCCAAAGTTAACAGATTTGATAACACACCCTTGTGGCGGAAAAAATTCCGCACCAGTCTGGGGCCGGATCGAGCGCTCAATGCCGTAACGATAACCGCATGGTAGTTGTGGTAGTAAGTTTACTGTCATGAGTGGCTACTTAGTTAAGAGTGGTTTGAGATCCTATAGTGCATGACATCCCCTGAATTAGATACAAACATTTCGATGCTGAAAGCTTGAATGTCTTGTTTTCAGATTTTTTGTTCACTTAAGGCCACTTATTTCATGTGCTATGCCTGTTACTTACTCACCGCCCGATAGTACGCCTGCCAGCGATACTTATCCAAACGGAGCTGGCGCAGGCACTGAGCGGTTTCTATATCAGACTGTAAATCTTCATCGCTGTCATTTCCTGCGTCACTTGCTTTGCACGGCGGGCTCATCAAATCCGGGGATGGAGTTGGCAGCATCGATGGCGCGCTGACGCAACTGCACAGCAGCAGCATCAAACCTACACACAGTACGATTCGGAGACTGAACATATTTCACCACGTCGCGGGTTATTGTTTTGTAGATGACCTTACCCGCTTCGTTAGCAGTCGCGGCCTTTTCCTCTACAGGCTTAATGGCATTCTCGGCCTTCTCTCTCTTCTTCGCAGCCTGAGCATTGATGTGATCAGCGTGGGAACTCCATCCCATACGCCATGAAATGGCACAGGACATTAGCAGGATTGCTATTGCGATGATAACGGCGGTTAAGCGACTCATCTTTGCTCCCATAAACACACTTCACGCTCAATTTCCCTCCGGGTAATAAGTCCTTTCCACTGCTTACCTTTGGCATAGGTCCAGCGGCGCAGCTGATCACACGCACCTTTCTGGTCACCCTGGTTGATTTTGCGAAGCAGAGTAGAGGTCTGGAAGTTCCCGGCTCCGACGTTATAGGCGAATGAGTACAGAGCCCCACGCATTGTTTCTGGGATCGGTTTTTTGATGTAAGGGTTGATCTGCCAGGCGACGGTATTCAGGTCTTTATTTAGTAGCGCCCGACACTCTGCCTCGGTATAGGTTTTGCCGAGCATGATGTCTTTACCTGCGTGGCCGTAGCAAACCGTCCAGACACCTACCACATCCTGATAAGGGGAGTATCGCACTCCCTCAAGCCCATCATTACCCATCGGGCCAGTGATGAGTGCAGAGGCAATCGCCAGGGCCCCGCCGCCCACCGCCGCAAGAACAGTTTTACGTAGTGTCGGAGACATTATTCACCTCGAGCAGTTTTTCGCCGGTCTTCTTTAATTTTGAAGTACAGATTCGTCAGGTATGTCAGCAAGCCAAATACCAGACTTCCCAGAACACCAATAGCGGCCCACTGGGATGGGGATACTTTGTCGAGCAATTGCAACATCCAGAACCCCGCGTTACCTGCGGACGTTCCGTAGGCAATACCTGTTGTTAGCTTGTCCATTCGATACATACTCCACCTCCGGGTTAACGGGGTGCTTTGTGTTTGATAAGGTTCAGGACCGGCAGGAGGAAATCTTATCAATGATGATTCCAGGTACCTGAAAATGAAAAAACCACCCTGAATAGGTGGCTAGATAATTCAACGCGAGCTATGTGCCCGGGGATAGTGTATTGTTGCGGACCATTCATTAGGAAATATCATATGCAACAACGCAAAAACTCAAAAAACAATCGCAACTACCTCATCAAATGTACCTGCCCTAGCTGCACCAACCAATCAGAACATAGTTACACCCGAGTCCAGAAAGGCTCTGCGCTGATGTGCCCTCACTGTAGTAAGATTTTCACTCAAGACAAACTTCCCACCGCTTAGGCTTTACATCATCATAATCTCTGGTAATGCATCCACTGCTGCGCTCGTATAGATTAGAGAAGTAAGCCCATTAGGCAATGCGGCCGATGAATACCTGTTAGACGGGTCTCGGCTTACTGGCAGAAAATTAACGTTCTGGCATCGGCAAGATAAAAGGCCTGCCGCAATGGAAGGCCTTTAGGGGGTTATGCAGTATGTGTGGTGCCGGGTGCCTCCCGGTAAGTCAGCCCCAGTCAACAGACCCGCGTGTGTGCTCAAAGAAAAAATTGACTGGTCGCCCCACCGCACAGGGGGATTCACCACACACCCACATTAGCTACACGATATGCGCCTGGTCAATTCAATGTAACCAGTAAAATACATCTTTCGGAAACTGTATAACCTAGCGGGCAATAATTAATCACTGCATATTTAATCATTACAAAAACAACAATAAATTTTCATATCTGTTATCAAATTAAGAAAAAATACTGTTAGGAATTTTCTCACTTAACTCGCACACTACGCCTCACGCGAACCACAATATCGATAGTCTTTCAGAGGATAAGCTCACATGACAACCATAATGATGCTAGCGTTAGCTGTTGTTCTTCTTTTAGTTGCAGTGGGTTCACTGATGTCTTACATCAAAGAAAGACGCGGATATAAAAAAACTTTCAAAAAAAGATATTAACGGTTATCCACTTTTCAAGAAGCAGGGGTAGTGGTACGTAAACATTCCCCCTGTTTTTTTGCTACCACCTTTGGGAACAAAGAACTGCCTTAATCTATAAGTGCTCTCGCTTGTGATGTTCAATTTACCGTTAAAGCGCTCAAGCTGTTGAGCTAAAACCGCAGTCTGGTGCGAATCTTGCGCGTATGAGATTAAACGTGAAGTACAGCACGCTGTAATCCAATTACCATGACCTGATTACTGATGTGAAAAGCCCAAGTAGTGCTTAGGCTAGATTATGAACAAAAAAAACCCGCTTAGAGAAGCGGGAAGAAAGTTGGCAACCAAGGCTGTAACGAAAGGAAGGTGCACCTAATAGTCCGAGCTACCGATTTACCAGGAAAGCCTTCTTTTTTTACCGTTACGTTCGTTAACCATAGCCTGACAGACAAAAAGAGCAAGGTTTTTGTCATTACAGTCACTATGTTAAGGCATTAGTGTGGTGCCGGGTGCCTCCCGGTGAGCATGCCCCAGTCGGCATGGCCCGCGCTGCATTTACAGGTTTCTGTAACTGACTGGTCGCCCCTCCGCATAGGGGGATTCACCACCTCGATAATTTATGATGCAAACATTCAAAGTGTCAATATCTGACCATACCGCCAGCGCCTCTGCCATAATATAAGCCAACAACGCCCACTTAAATTGTATGCATTCTAATACTTAAAGCTATTGCGAAGCCCTGACTCAATGTAGCACTCACTGATATCAGGTAAATACGAGGTAAGTAAAATGCTATCTACTGATAACCAAAGAATTTCAGAGATTTTTGAACGTTTGGCAGAAATAGCAGCTAAAACTGCTGAATTAACAAGCAACCCTAATCTATCCCCTGCTCAAAAGCAGGCAGCATGTGACAGTTACTTTAGCGAACATGATCAGTTAACAACCGAAGCCCTAGAGATCTTCAAAAAAATCACTAAAAATCCTCGGTGAATGCTGAAGCATGTGAGATTGCGTATGCAATACGACGATATGACAGGGGTATTGATGCAGCGCATCTCGCGAATACCCCTGTCGTATCGCCGGAAAGCAAAAACCCCGCACGGGCGGGGTCTTCGTTATATTTAGATTGTCGCTTTTTTTCGCTGCCGAGTGGCGCAGCTCTGCCAAGCATGAAGGGATTATCTAACTTTCTGGCCCGTTTTCAATACCAAACAGGAAACATAGCACTTTTTGCTAATCCGCATGAATCGCCTTATGAACGGAAAGGAAAGCTTTTGCTCTGAATATTTCAAGGCACCAGCGCACTCTTTTCCGGGCCTCACTGTCTGTTAACCATGGCGCCACCAGCTGTATTTCCCGTGTTATGTCTGAGATTTTTTTGCGGGTGGTGTAATAGTTAACGCCAACGAGATAAACCGGATCACCCGTTTCAAATATCGCCAGTACACATCGTTCAACAAATTCAACATCATCCTCAGTGATCGCAGCGTCAATGGCGACCGTTGCAGGCTTCGGCCACAAAATGGCATGCGCCCTGCTTAATGCCTGTCGCCCGCGATACCCTTCACTTCTTGCCTGCTCGATTGCTGCCGTAAAGCGTTCTAATGCTTTATCTGACCAGTGATCACCCTTCATTCCTCGCCAGCATGAATGTCCTGATGGTTTACGCGGGGCAGCACCTCCTCTCATCCCTTCCCCCCAAACAGTAAGCAGAGATTTTATCCAGGCGGACTGAATGCCACTAAGGGGAGTGAATCGGCCCAGCCAGCTTTTGCGCGGGGCGGCGGCCACTGTTTCTAATCCTGCACGGTGCAGACGGCGTTGACGTGGTGTCATTCTGTCCTTCTCCTTACTACGCCAGAACGCCGAGCGCGTATGCCCGGTCCAGCAATTTAATAATCAATACCGGCTGGGCGCCGTATTCACGCTCAAAAGCGGCAGGGTCATGGTGCAAAGCACGGTGGTGCTTGCGGCATAATGGGATCGTAAAAATATCGTGGGCCTTGGTGCCTACGCCGCCCTGCCCCCAGCCAATAAGATGGTGTGCATCATCTGCAGGCTGCCCGCAGCACATACACGGCTGTTTTTTAACCCATGAGATAAAGTCAGCTGATAACCATCGGCTCCGCTTAGGTCTCGCGAATAGTGTCGCCGGTGCAACAGGATCGACGTTCACAGGAACCAGAGGTTTGCCCGGCGTTGTTATTGCCGTTGGCTTGATTGCTTTTTCGAGACGGGGAGAAAGAATGCTGGTGGCCGGTACCGACGGAACAATCTCACTCTCCCTGTAAACCGATTTAATGCCATCGTCTTTAATACGCAGGGATCGGCGCGCCATTTCTTCTGTAATTTCATCGCCAATCCCGGCGCCTACCGCCCACCAGCATAGCTCCGCCAGTGACAATGAGCGCTGAGCGTCCAGACCAAGCGCGATGCGGGCAGTGTCGATTACCCAGTCAGCGTTGTTAACACCTACCAGTTGATCGAGGGTTTGTTCCGTTTGGTTTTTCAGCTCATTATCACAGTGCCAGCATGCGATTATTACACCCGTCGAATGGCGAAATGGGACAAGCTCATGGTGATGGTAATCGGAATGTGCCCACTGACAGTTTTTAACCTGCCGGCACAACCATGATTCTAAAGCACTAACACCACCAGCCGCCGTGATAACAGCTTTCTTCATGAAAAATGGTCTGAGCCCCATATCATCCCGCAACGGCTGCCGGGCATCAGGAAGTCGTCCACTGGGTATCTTTTTCATACTTGCCGGCGGTATTTCCACAAGAACCCGGCCGGAGCCGAATAACGGCATTAATTCACTACCCGGCTTAAGCAGCACAATTCCAAGATGGCGTGCAATATCCACGTTAAGCAAAGCTCGCATCAGTCCCTCCACATCTTCTGTATGTAGGTCCTGTCAATCCGTGGCGGCTTCTTCGATTCCGGCAACAGCACGCGGATCTCCCACGATGCAAAGTCTCTGGATAAGCTCTTCTCAACCACACAGTTATTTTTACGGTATCGCTCCACCAGCTCTGTAGCCTCAGCCTCTGAAAGTTGCTCGTGTAAAAACCAACTTTTCTTCATGGCTGATCACCGAACAGTCGCAAAAACTCAATCGCTCTTTCACGCGCGCCGGGTTCTTCAGCGATCATTTCCTGCAGCAGCTGCACGGCGAGCATAGGCTCCTTTCGCCCGACGATGGAAATTCCTCTGGAGACACGGCGAGAGAGTTTTATAAAATTTTTTCTCTCTAACGCACGCAGATGCAACAGGACAGCATTAGACGAGCTAACGCCGAGCATATCGGCCAGCTCAGATAGCGTAGGTGGGTAGCCATGCTGATTGATGTAGGCCACCAGCAGATCGAAAACTTCCTGCTGTCGAAAAGTTAGTTTTGAAGACGAAAGCAAACCGGCGCTCGATGAAGGAGCACCAGTCTGATGGGATTTTGATACTTCGGGGGTTTGCGTCATGGTTTCTCTCCGCGACGCAGCAGGTATAGGTTGTTCAGGCCTATGAAAGGAGTGTAACAGAATTCTTGCAAACGCGATAACCAGCACGCTCAAGCATCTGCGTAAAGAGTGTCGGTGTTCCTATAATATCATCATCCTGTAACGGCATGAATGACACCTCATCACCGCGTCTGTACATGAGCGCGCGCCCAGATTCCGGAAATGAGTGCAGTCTTGCAACAATAGCCCCATCGTGGCACCGAATGACCGCGTAGCCCTTACATGGTAATTCCTGTTTATGTTTCACCAATCCTCTCCTTCACACTGGAAAGTCCTTGCAAGCTGTATCAAATAAACCAGTCGTCTGCACTTTTCCAAGTCTGCAAGAGGATTTCCTCAATCTTGTTCTTAACCTCTTTTTTACCACCGTAAACAGTAAACCCTTCAGTGCCTGTACGGCGTATAACCAGACTGTACTCGCCGAATTGATTCTGGAACCCACTCAGTAATTGTTGTTCCATCACCTGAACTGAGCCTTTGAAGATTTTTTTAGTATAATCAATGCTTAACTTAACTTTCATAGATGCCTCCACTGCTTAAGCTGTATGCATATACAGTACACCTATACTTGTGATTGATCAATGGTTTAACAGCACGAATTGTTAAGTAATGGAGGTTTATCCTCCTTGTAGGTACATATAAAATAAGTGGAATTATCATCATGGCAAGGGGAATGGTCTGTGGAACACCACCTGAGCAGATGATGTTCAAAATGAGGGATTACAATTAAAATGTGAAATTAATTACCCTTTAAATTTTGCTGGGTCAGCACATTCCGGATACTTAAGACCATCGCTAAAATACATTACTTCATCTCCGGTATAACGCTCTTGAGCACTATAACTGATTCCATAAGATAAAGTTTTAGCAGAACTGTACATCGTACGAATTGGCAAAACATTATCATATGAAACTATCCAAGGTGTTTTAATCTCAGACTGTATTCTAGTAGAAATTAGAACGTGGTCCTCATGTAAATAATGATTTTCATATAATCCTTTGCCCTTAACATAATATGGAGGGTCAAAATATGTCAAAGAGTTCTCTGGCAATGCCATTATTACTTTTGTAATAAAATCATCAGCATCGAGATTAAAAACATGAATTTGATTCTTTTTTTCGGCTATTAGTTTAATCCGCCGTATCAAATCCTCCTTATTGTATCTGGCATCCAATTTCCATTTTCCTGATTGATTCTTGCCTCCGATCACTCCCCCCTTAAGTATACCAGAGCGATTTGTTCTATTAAGAAAGAATGTAGCAAATGCAAGTTGAAGAAGATCCTGATTTTCAGGGTTCGTAATTATTGATTTCTGAAAATGCCACTCATCCATTGTAACATCAGTTCTCAGAATCATGTGGCATAATTCATCAGTTCGATTGAGCACACTATCCCAAAAAGAATATACAGCAAGATTCAAATCATTAAGATATATTTGTGAAGCACTTTCTTTAAAAAGTAACTTCAACGCCAAACCTGCACCACCCGCGTATGGCTCTGCGTAATGCAGATCCTGTAACTTATTCATTCCTATGATTTTATCCATAAAATTGAACAATTTACCCTTACCGCCTGGATAACGTAATGGCGTATTAAACCGCATAAAGCACCTCGTATGTATCAGCCAATATTGTACCAAATTTGAAAAGGTTATGGCCATACAATAATTCAACGTAAAAACAATCACTTATCAATTTGAAGATAGCCATACACTTTGCCAGACTCAATGCCAAAGCCATTGATGAGCGCATTAATCAAGCTAGATTCAAATTTATTCTTAAATTCAACTTTATATTCTGGGTTATGTTTTAGCCAATATCTAAAGGGGTTTTTATTTACCGGACCAGTTAAAAGCTCTCGAACTTTATCATTTTGAGCAAAAGACTTGAATAAAGTTCTTAACTCTCCTTTAACACTTTCCGCACTTTTACCTTTTCTGTAATTCTTGATAACATCTGAGAGAGATATTTTTTCCTCGACTATATTCAGCCTATCTATTATATCAGCGCTAATTTTAAGAAACACTACCTTTGTGAAGCCATTATTTTTTTGCCAATATGAGTCTTCCTTATCCAAATTATACATGAACTCAAATAAAAGCTGGTCAGGTGGAAGAGTTGTCGGCAACAAGCATAGGCTTTTTTCAGCTTTTGCTTTTTTAGCATTCGGACCGTTATCATTTACTACATCACCATCTAAAACTATGATACTTTTATTGATAAACTCAGGAATTTTACGTGCCATCAAATCAAGCAAAGTATTGCAGCTAATATTTACATCCTTCAGTGGCGTGAGAATTTTATTTATATGTCGTTCTGTTATTAGTTGTTTAAAAAACAAATACCCCTCAAAATCCTCAAAATATACATTTATTTTAGGAAATGCCTCTTCAGCATCAACTTTTATAGTATCAACCAGTAAATCAGCATTAATCTCTGGCCATGATAGATTTGTCTTAGCCGAAATAGGACCATATGTATCTGTGAGATACACCGTTCTATAATCTTTATCAGCAAGTTGGCTAAGTTTAAATACTTCCTCTATAAGTATTGGCGAGTGAGAAGTCATTACGATTTGTAAGTCAAGCTTACTAGCCATTCTCTTAAGAACGTTAATTAGTTCAATTTGAGCAGCAGGGAAAAGTCCTGCATCCGCCTCATCAATCAGTAGAATACCGCCATGATAATCTTTAAACTCCTCTTTCAATCTTTTAAAAGAAAATATAGCTTGTATAATTTGTCCTACGTTATCCTCGCCGACAGAAACAGATTCGTGGTCATAGTAGTCTCCATGTACAACCATTGAGTCAATAGTTCCTGTAGTTGCAGTAATGGAGGTTCCATTTTCCTTAATGAGTAGCCTTCTGTTCATTGCTAATATTTCATTTTTATTATCAATAATATATTGCTCATCCCTCTCGCTATACTCAGGCCTCAATGTTATAGGTAGAAGCCTCTGAAGGCTAAGATATATTACAGGATGTGTAACATTGCGGCTGGTATTTTTATTCCCTAAAACATCATTATTTCTGAGGACTGGCCTTGCTTTCTGATGATATTTTGAATCAACAAGACCAAGTTTTAAATTATTTAATTCTTTTTGAAAAGCACCATCATATAGAGTTATTTGCACTTCCATCCCGCCGGGCGCATCAAATTTACTTGAAAATCTAAAATGTTCACTAAATTGTGACTTGAAGCGATTCCCTGTAAGGGTCCGAAAGGAACCTAATGACTCCGCTGGCTCCTTTGAATAATCATGAGAGAAACTAAAAATTTGTGCAATAATACCAAGTATTGTAGATTTTGACGTACCATTTTTGCCGCAAATAACAGTAATACGCTCTCCGAAGGCGATATTTACATTTTTTAATCCGCGAAAAGCTTCCACATGCATACTACGGAGTTTAGTTAAAGGTTTAGCCACGATAAATTCCTTCCTTGCGTAAGTGATTTTTATAAATACTATATATACTTTTTTTCACTTCAATTCAAGAAATACATCTTGTTGATACAGAGAACCTTGCATATCCAAATCAAAAGTCTGCTTAGCAGGTTTGAATTAACAGAGAAAATACAAAATATAATCTTTTACTTACTTTTAATTCCCATGTGCTACGGAGTCGTCAAAGATGGATAGCTTAACAATTATGTCCAATGATATCAACTTGCCCCCCCCTATTAGCTTGCTAGTACAGGTTAAACATTTAATGAAACTTATTGCTGTGATGCAGGAATATTTTTCAGCAGTATGATATTCAACATAATGAGTTTATGAATTTACCATTGTACTTATCATTGCTTCTTTAAAAAGTCTCTCAATTATAAGATAGCATATTTTTCTTCACTTAGTGATCTTGCAGCGTAGAAATGAACAGCATGCCTATATATTATCTGCTATTTATCATCACCTTATCCACAACCGCTTGTACTTTATTAAAAGTAGCATTTTTAGCAACTGGATGATTTTTCTCATAAACAGAAAGCTCAGGAGTTGATAGTCTAAATGAGAGACCTACATTAAGGAAGGAAATTCTAAATATTACCAATTTACAACTCAAAAATGCTCAAATCATGGTAGAAGGTTCCAATCCCTAAGAAATGACGATACAATCAATAGCAACATCTTTTATGTTTCGATGGGAATTCTCAACTCCTATTGCAAAAATACAAAGCGAGCTGGCAGAATGAATGAAAATCTTTATCGCTTGATTATTGACTTTCAAAGTAATGTTCAGAGTGCCTTAAAAATCATGTATCGTTCAGGTATTCAGATGCCGTCCAGTTGTTATGAATGGCTCGAGTATCATATACCTATTTCAGGTGAGTTAGAAGACGGGCGAAAATATTACAAACATGGCTATGGATGCCGGGTGTATCTAAATTCAAAGGGGGTGGACTTTGACTTCGGGGAACAGGGTGAAGTAGGTGGGTTTAATTCGTGGGGGTTAACTGAATTTGCTGGAAGTAATTTGTCATCTTATGGCTTCAGAAATTATGAGGAAGTTAATGAACAGCTGAAGAGTGCGTTAGATAATGGACAGATAGCCCCCCTGAACAATAACCTTTACTATTTTACAGATATTCCTTTTATGTATGCATCAGATACAGACAGCCGAAATCCTGATGATATGCTACCTTGTCGCGATCGAGACCGCGTACTAACACTCCAGATTCATTATTTTGAAACAGCTGACCTCATGTTTAAAAAATACGACAAGCTTAATGAAAGAATGAAAAAGAAAGGCCTTTTGAACCGTCAAGATAAATTTGAGTGGAGAACTTACCTTGTTACATGGTTAGGTTTTTTAGGTGTTGTATGCGAAGGTTTTCGAGGGCTAAACATCCGGCTTTTACTGAATAATGAACGCCCTAATACTTTTCAAGAATTATTACCTATTTCTAATGACATAGGGACGTTGATGAAAGCGCATTCAGATTCACTAAGAAAATTTAGAAATAATGTTTTTCATATGAGAGAGAATAGTGATTTTCTATCCCATTTTTTTGATAAAGATGTTGAGCGTCTGTCATGGGCTCGCGAATTGCATACAGCATTATCGATTTTTTTTTCGGAGTATAGAGTTTTATGTGAAGTACACTATATAAGAAATGGGCGCAAAGGAGAAAGCGAACTGTTCGCACTAAATCAACCTCGCGTAAAAAATAAAAATATACGCTAGCATCCAGCATCGTTAACTTATCTTTAATAAAATCGTTTCTTGCTTAACACAGAAAAAGGTCGAGACGCAGAGAAAAAAATAAGGCGTGTCTATTTCCTAACCCTTTTATCCACCCCGCACTTCTGAAAATATTCGTTATGAAAAGCTAGTCTTGTTTCATTGGGGAATAACATAAATACTCTGACAAGAAATTATTTGCTTGCGCGAAAAGCAGAGCTTGTTCTTTATCAAAAAGATATTTGGCTTTATTACCATGTAATGCATTATTCCTTAACCTCATAACCACCATGAATATAGCCTCTACTTTATCTTTCTTAGTTGGGTTTTCCAATTCTAACTTGTTACGTATTTTTGTAATTATGCCTCTATTGAAATTAGATAGAACCTCTAGTCTTCTTTCAGAACCCACTGCCATCAGATAACGATCTTTGAAGAAAGAAAAGTATTGCTCAACATCGATATTTGTATCACGAACAAAAACTTCGGCATAAATGCCGGCCTTTCTAAAAGTTGCATTTCCACCTAGAAAGCGTGCTTCAGTATACGAATACGCAAGACTAAGCTTTTGAAATTCATGCAACACCGACGCAGGGATGTCCTGAGAAAGCCCCAAAAAATCACGCATGTATTCAACATCCATAAATATCCCTCACATTTTCCATCACTTTTGATTAAAAAATAAAATATATTCTTAAATTGACATTTGTGAACATGCTATAGGTCCAAATGACTTAGCATGAATGGCGGTTCCAAAGAACCGCCACAACTCAGGCCCCACAACTGCAACTAGAACATTTTATTAACATATACGCGACTATAATGTCCAGTAAATCTACAAGCATTGCTGTCTGAATTTGTACTACCCCTATATCTTGTTGCCGATATTTATTTTTCAATTGTTATAAATCCTTGCATTTGTTAAACAGACTCCATCAAGTCAAACTCGATAGCTGCACGACGATGGTGGATTGCTGCCAGGCGTCCATGGCAAATGTTCCCCCTGGTTCTCTCTGTAACCTGATATGTTTTATGGGAACTCCGGTCATTCTAGCTACCTGTTCGGTTGTGATGCGCCCATGCTTTTTTACAAAATCAATAATCCTCCGAACATCCCACACCTTCTGCAGTAGGGTTCTTTTAGCCATAGTCAACACCTCGCCGCGTTGCGCAGGCAGCGGTTGCGCATTCTGGCCAGCAACCAGAGCTCGTTTGCTGTTGTTGTCATTCCAAGCATCGATGTATAAACAGTCGCAGCTCGGCGCCACAGCTTTTTGTCTTCCAGCATCTTAGCCAAGGACAGTGCGTTTTGGACTTTTTTCACATCCTCTTCAGATAATGGTGTTGCAGTCTGCGGCAGGGCAACATCGGGAACCTCAACGCCTGCAACAACCCGGTAGACATACTGGCAACCGTTATGGGTACGATGGAGTTTTCCCGCGGCATGGAGCTGCCGCAGCAAGTTACCTGCTGTACTGGCTTGCAAGTCGAGCGCATCGCAGACATCCTGCAGGACGCATTCTGGCGTCCGGCTAACGATGGCAAGCACCATCTGTGCTTTGGTTACTTTGGTTTTTGATTGTTTGGTCATGGTCAAAACTCGTTTACTTGGTTAAACCTGCCGCCTTGCGGCGTTTGTACTCTTCCATCAGAAGCTGTGCTGGTGTAGGCCCAGCCGGATGTCGCGGCGCTTCAAGCTGTCGGCGAATCGGCGGGATCGAGAATCCATTAGCCAGGTGCTTCGTCCACTTCGTAAGTAATTTTTCTGCCAGTTTTTTTAGTTCCCCCTCTGTGAGGTTTCGCTCAACTCCCGTTCTGCGCATCTCAACGCAAATGTGATACAGCACGTCCTGTTTCCAGGGATATCTGTCGCTGCCCGAAAAGCGATAAGACTCATTGCGCCAGCGCTTGTATTCAGCCATCACAGCTTCGGACGTCAGGTTGAATGGGTTGGCTCCACTCGCCGAAACCAGCGCAACGAATTCAGCCAGATCCGGTGGCCATGTGTTACCCGCGGCGCAGCGTTCCATGCACTGGCGGCAGACCAGGGTAATCTGGGCATCACTCATCGATCCAATCTGGGCAATCCACATATCCGAGGGAGCCGCCCCGTTCTTCTGGGTCCACCGGTTCGAGAATATCTCCCCCATGACCGTCCATAGCCGCCATGCCGTATCCGCCGCCAGCAAGTCCGCGTTGCTTCTCCCAGAGCTCTCTGGCTTCCTGAATTTGCTGGACTGCCCGGGATGCGGTGTTAACTGATTGAATTCTTGCATTGCCGTTACCTCCGGTTGCTGGTTGTGGTTTGGATTTGGCTCTGGCATTTATCACGCTGCGGGCAAATTTCTGCTCCCACTGAACCTGAGTGAACACTTTCCCCTCGGATTTCCAGTACGCGGTGAACTCTGCCAGCTCTGTCGGCAGGTATGCCGGTTCGGGAAGCGCTATTCCCCAGGTAGCAGCCAGTCGCGGCCAGTCCTGTGACGGCAGCCAAAGGTCGTGCATGGCGAATTTCCCGATCGGAATATCCACTCCAGGCAGATACTGAGGTTCCTGAAAAACATTTCCCTTGTGCGCATAGAGAGTGGGGTTTGATCCTTTTCCCTTCCCTTCCCTTCCTTTTCCGTCAGTGAGTCCTCCATGAGGATTCACTGAGTCCTCACTGAGCCCTCCTTGATTAGGAGCTCTCTTTTCTTCCTTTCCTGCCTTAGACTCAGTGAATTCTGGCGGAAGAGGTATTTTTGAGGCCGAAGGCCTGTTTATTTTTTGATGCTTAAGGAAACCTTTAATCTGCAAATAGCAGACATCATTCACTGAATACTCAGTGAGTAATCCATGAGTAATCAGTTCCTGTATTAGTGGTTCGCAATCGAGCGCGTCCGCAGGGAAGATTTGCATCTTCAACCGTTTTGGCGAACGCTCAAGGCATCCCATATCGTTGGCGAAGTTGAACAACCCGATAAACAGGAGACGCGCTGGAATTGAACATTCCACCACCTTCTCATCTGTCCAGAATTCAGGTTTAACTGTTCTGATGCGGGCCATCTGAAACCTCTTATTAGCCAGCTGGTGCTGGTGGTCATTGTCAAAACTCGATTAGAAAAACTGCGGCGCTACGGCGCTGATGCTCGCCAGAAGTGGTCCCGCCGCATCTGCAGGAAGCATGTTAAAAAGTGCAATTGCTGCCTCCCGAATTTCACGCTCTAACTTCTGCAACGGAGCACCAAGCAATTTTGCCTGGTGCGCTTCGCTACACTCTTTGATTGCTTGAGCCACCAGCTCGCTTTCAGTCAATCCACGTTTCAATCCGTGTTTGCGCGCAATCTCAATAGGCATCGCATCAGCGATCGCTCCTGAAAGCTGCATGACGTAGCTGGTGTACTTCTCTGATCCGGATTCGTTTTTCAGGTAGCGGTACAGATTCTGTTTATTGACGTTTATTCCGCGACCGTTTTGTTTTCTCCATTGCTCATCCACCAGCTGCGCGATGTGGTCCTGTGCACGTCCAGGTAAAGTCGACTCCCATTCCTGAACGGCAGCAAAAATTGCTCTACTCTTCATCCGAGCCCGGCGTAGACCGGAAAACTGATTTTCTGAGTTCAGTTGCAGGCCCATTACCGGGTTATGATTTTTAAAAGAGATGGTTTGCATGCTTACTCCTTCGGTAATCCATCCGTTGGGTTTGGGTAGAGATCTGGTCTGAGTTCATGCGGAGTAACTTTCCACTCCAATGCCTTACTGACTTTCAGAACCAACTCGCCGGGAACTTTATGTTTGAACCAACCATTTACTGTTTGTGCTCGCCGATTAAGCCGCCGTCCGATTTCCGATTGGCTACACACGGCAAGTAATTTTTTTTGAAGTGATGGCTTCATGCGCTGCTCCACTAAGAACTGTAAATTTGAATTACAGTTTAATCAGTTTATTTCGATAGTGTCAAATCATTCGATATGAGGCCTGAAGAAAAAATCTGTATAATCTTTCTCATGTGTTTGTTTGGGTGGATGAAGATGAACTTTGGTGTTCGACTGCAACGAGTCTTAGATGAGATAGGAATGTCTCAATCAGAACTGGGGCGGAGGATCGGTGCGACATCCCAATCAGTGAATGGCTGGTGTCAGGCTGGAATCCTTCCCAGAAAAGAAATGCTTGAGCAACTTCCTGATATAACAGGAAAACCTTTGTATTGGTTTTTCATGACAGATGAAGACGAAGAGACGCTGCAACCGCCAAGATCGGAAGATATCTATGTCCTTACCCCGGAGACCAAAAAGCTCATAGAAATTTACGATCAGCTTCCTCAAGTGGAGCAAGAACGATTCGTCGGGTTAATGCAGTTAAGGCTGGAAGAACTCGATGCTTTCATGAACGAATATTTAATGAAACGAAAGAAAGACTAGAACAGCCTTCCCCCCCTTCATAAGCGCCGCCTTCGGGCGGTTTTTTTGTGCCTGCTCCCCACCTCACATCCAATTCTGAAATTTAAATCATCAGTTTTAATTGACAGCTGTAGTTTATATCGATAATACTATCTCCGTCCTATGACGTCATCGAGGCAGGAAGCCCACGAAGTAGCTGCCGGCGGCATACGAAACACCGGATGAGATGACAGCAATATCAATCGCAGCAGGTTAAATGTTCGGCTGCCCGGCCTTAAGGGAAGGAAATAAGTATGGATAAAGCATACGAAGACTATTTTGAAAACCTCTCTGAAGGTGAAGAGGCACTGAGTTTCAGCGAGTTTACCGCGGCACTTTCAGGTAAGCCGGCAGACTACGCCTCTTCTGAGATGTAATGGAAATCCTGCGCGCTTCGTGGTGGTGAATTGCAGGGTGAAAAAGCTCAATCGTGAAGATCAGCGTCACGACACCACCGACGAAGCGCGTCGAAGTAGTGAAAATAAAAAATCAGGGTTTGCAATGCGGTGAATGCGGCTATGCGCACGCGACACAGTTAAAAAAGTAAACATGGCGGTTATTCACACGTTGTGGGGAAAAAGTTGTCGGCGGTAGTTGTTAACTGGCTGCCGTCACCGGGAGGCACCCGGCGCCGCATTGCAAAACCACATCCTAATAATGAGTTAACTGGAGATAACTATGAAGGATTTTGCCCGAGTACCTACCGGGAACCAGGCGACCCGCCTGAACTGGTTCGAGGTGAGACTACGCCAGCTGTGTTACTTACTGGCGCAGAAAGGAAACCCTGAGGCTGAGGCATGAATACCCTGTTTGCCCTTGTCATCAGCGTATGTGCTCTCACTGGTGAATGCTCTGATGTTCTGATCGGTGTTTATCCATCAGAGGCCAGTTGCAACAGCAACGCGGATGAACAAAAAGTACAGGGCCAGTGCCTCCCCTACCGAAATGCACAAAACATGGCTGACGACCAACAGCCTGCAGTGAGTTTTTGAATCGAGTTTTGACCAATGGCCGTTACGGCCGGAGAAGTGATTATGGAATTTGGAATGAAACGCGTTCTGGCATCTGTCCAGGCCGCCGCCACTTTGAATAAGCTCTATGACGGCTCGCCCGTTTCACTGACGGCCATCAGTAAAGAGTCAAAGCTGTCTACTTCATACCTTGAGCAGATCTTCAAAAAGCTGCGGGCGGGTAACCTGGTTATTTCACAGCGTGGCCCAGGTGGTGGTTATAGCCCCCGCGGCGATGACATCACCGTTACAGAAGTGATCACTGCGGTATCTAAACTGCCAGCCCATAAAACTTTTGAGCCTATCCTGCGAGCGCTTGACGACGTTCGCGTATCACAGCTGCTGCGGGGCGATTCGCCAGCCCCATAAAGCACAAAACCCGCGCAAGGCGGGTTAAGTACCCGGTCAGCCGACCAAAGCTTTCCGGAATCGAGTTTTGACCAATGACCACCACCAGGGCGGCTGCCATCAGCTGCCGGGTATCTTACAATCCAAAGGAGCCCAAACGCAATGAACAACTACCCGTATCTCATTAAAGCTAAGGCAAAAGCAAACGAAGCGAAAAGCCTCTTCTGCTGGTTCTCTGCTAAATCCGATTCTCGCGCCGAGCGCAAAATCCTGGACATCCTGGAAGACGCTGAAATTAACGTTGGCCGCGGCGCCAGCCATCAGCTGCCGATCCGCACCAACTGGCTCATCGTTGATGACTTACCGGAAGAAGGTGTACTGGATGACACCTGGTGCGATCGCTACGAGCTTGGTGGTGAAGACGGGCTGACATGGCAAAAAATCGTTGTGCCGGCGGCTGCTGAACTACAGCCCTCCAGTAAACCAGAAAACGATATCTCTCCTGCAAATAGTGATGAAGAAGACTATTCGAACAATGAAGAAGCACTCTTCAACCTGGCGGAAATGTCATTCCGCACGCAGCTGCTTGCCCAGTATATGGCCGACGAGCGTCACGTGTATCACATTAGCATTCCTCATCGTAACCGCCTTTCAGCGATGGAAATGGATACGGATAATCACGGTGTGCAGAATCTGCTGCTGACGGCAGAAAATATTCCGGAGCTTAAAAAATATGATATGCCTGGCCTGTGGAAATTTACCAGTGCATTTAAGAGCGTATTTCCTGTGGGGAAACGCCATGAGCTCGGCAAGCAAATTCAGTTCGCCAAATTGTGGCTTGAAACGTCGCACATTGACCGCGGGATCCTTACAAAGGAATGGGCTGCTGGAAACTATATCACCTCAATAAACAAAACCGATGCCGGCGCCAATGCTGGCGGCGGTAATAAAACTGACCGCAATCCGGATTATCAGCATTCGCTGGATACTCTGGATATAGAGATCGCTCTTGCAACGATGCCTATGGATTTTGACATCTATAATTTTCCGGCATCAGTCCACCGCCGCGCGAAGGAAATAGTACAGAAGAAAGAAAGTCCATTTAAAGAATGGTCTGCAGCATTACGGAGCACACCAGGCATCCTTGATTATTCCCGTGCAGCGATTTTTGCACTGATCAGGGAGGCTTCCAGTGGAATAACTCCTTTTCCAGATCGGTTGCGTGGCTACATCAACGCGAATCTGACTGAACATAAGCATGATACCCCGAGCGCTGAAACGCTTGCCAAAGCGGGGCATATTCCATCTGCAGCAGTCACTCTGGATGCAATAAACCAAGCAATCGCCGGAGATGATAGCAGCGCAAACCTGGAAACACTCTCCTCCGACTTTAAAGCAGTTGGTACCGAACTGGTAAAAGAGGCTCAAAAGCAACGTCCAGACGCTAATCAGGTTCTGGCCTCCGAGCGCGGCGAATATGTTGAAGGGATTAGCGACCCTACGGATCCGAAGTGGATAACCGAAGACCTTACCAAGACCAGGCAGCCTGAAGTTTCAAAAATTGGGGACGGAGTATTTTCCATTGACGATCTTGTTGATGTTAAGGGCAAGGTTAACCAAAAAGAAAAAACAGATGAAGTTGTTCATCAAACGGATGCTGTAGATATTGAATCCGGTCATCATAATAAGGATGAAGATCAGCCAATTGATTATGTTCACGTTATGGTTGATCTGGAAACCATGGGTAAAAAAAATAACGCCCCTATCGTCGCTATTGGTGCGGTTGTTTTTGACCCGACAACCGGCTCTATTGGAGAAAGTTTCTATAAAGTCGTATGCCTTGAATCCTCTGTGAACTGGGGCGCCGTAATCGATCCATCTACTGTTATCTGGTGGCTTAAGCAGTCCTCCGAAGCACGCTCTGCGATCGTAAATGATGATGCTATCCCGTTGCAGGATGCATTACTCCAGTTTAGAGAATTTGTTTCTGATAATGTCGCTGGTGGGAGCAAAAAGGCGCAGGTATGGGGTAACGGTGCGTCATTCGACAACTCTATTCTGCGTTCTTCTTACGATTGCATTGCTGAAGATTATCCGTGGGAATACTGGAACGATCGGGACGTACGAACAATGGTAGAGCTCGGCCAGGCCATTAGCTTCGACCCCAAAACAACGATCCCGTTTGAAGGGTCTCGTCACAATGCCCTAGCTGATGCTATTCATCAGGCCCGCTATGTATCAGCGATCTGGCAGCGAATGATTGCCGGCAATCAGGTGCTGCAAAAATTGATGCAAAACTGATTTTTTATTTTCAGATACTGGCCCAGCAATGGGCCATAATGAGGTAAAACATATGCTTCAGATGTTAACCCTTGAAGAGTGGGCAAACGAGAAATATAGAAGCAATCCTCCAAGCGTTTCCACTCTCAGGAATTATGCTAAACAGAATATGTTTTCTCCCCCAGCCAAAAAAGAAGGTCGATTCTGGCGCGTCAGGGAGGATGCTGAGTTGGTCGGTACATTGACCACTCCTGTAGTAAAGAAAAGCGACCCTGTTCTTTTGCAGAGGATTTTGAACGATGGCTGCCAGACCACGTAAAAATAATATATCTATTCCAAATTTATACCCGCTCTACAGTAGAAAGGTTAATAAAGTATACTGGCGTTATAAGCACCCGATAACTGGTAAGTTTCATAGTCTAGGAACAGATGAAGCAGAGGCCACGGCAATAGCTATTGAAGCAAATAAAAGACTGGCGGAACAACAAACCCGCCAGATAATGGCAGTCACTGACAGAATTTCCTCCAGCTCAGGAAAATCAATATCAACTAACACCTGGCTTGAACGTTACTGGAAGATTCAGCAGGAAAGATTAAAGTCCGGAGATATTAAAGAAAACACTATCAAACAAAAAGCAAAACCAGTATCTCTGCTTAAGGAGCGGGTAGGAATGAAATTAATATCCGCTGTCAATGTTCGAGATGTTGCGCAAATTCTTGATGAATATTTAGCGGAGGGACAACCCAGAATGGCTCAGGTCATTCGCTCTGTCCTAATAGATGTTTTTAAAGAAGCTCAGCATGCGGGAGAAGTACCTCCTGGTTATAACCCTGCACTAGCAACTAAACAACCTCGTAGAAAGATCACTCGCCAGCGCCTCACTCTTGAGGAATGGCAAAAGATTTTTGATATAGCCGATGAAAATCACAAATACATGGGGAACGCCATGCTTTTAGCCATAGTAACAGGACAGCGACTAGGTGATATATCCCGTATGAAATTCTCGGACATCTGGGACGATCATCTACACGTTGAGCAAGAGAAAACCGGAAGCAAAATCGCTATACCATTAGCTCTGCGTTGCAACGCAATCAACTGGAGCCTCCGAGATGTAATCAGTCGTTGCCGGGATTATGCAGTAAGCCCTTATTTGGTTCATTTCTTTAGAACCACCTCACAGGCTGAGCGAGGAGCACAGGTGAAACCCAGAACACTGACCATGAATTTCAGCAAGGCAAGAGACAGTGCAGATATTGACTGGGGACAAGGTACACCGGCAACTTTCCATGAACAAAGATCGCTTTCCGAGCGGTTATATAAAGCCCAGGGTATAAACACGAAAGATTTACTTGGACATAAAACTCAACAACAAACGGATAGGTACCATGATGATCGTGGGAAGGGGTGGACAACGGTGGCCTTATGA